ATACGAAGGGCATTTAGGTGAGGGTTCCATCGGGACTATGTTTCGTGGAAACGCGAATATCAAGACCTTGAAGGATCTACGTTTTTTCACTTCTTTAGATGACGACGCACAACAGATAGTTGCGTATTGTCCTAATCTTATAGAGGTATGGGTTCCTGAGTCTATGACTTTTATTGGTTCTTGGTTCTCTCTTGGAACTCCGAGACTAAAGACTGTCGTTATGTGTGGAAAGACGCCTCCATCTTTATCTCTCAACTTTATGTACATCGACACGCAATACAACTATCCGAAAGATTTAAAGATTTTTGTTCCAGATGATGCCGTTGCTAAATATAAGCAGAAATGGGTTAACATTTCTAATGGGATAACTAAGATTGTCAGTTTTATCCGTCCATTAAGTGATTATCGTCCATGATAATCACTTAATGGATAGATAAAGTCCTTATAATCCCTCCAAACGTCAGCCTGTTTGTATTTCTCAAGACTACTATCAGGTACATATATTTTAGCAAAATTAGCCGTTCTGTTTCCATAGAAAAAGCCACTGATATTTGTTATTTTAGGAGGATTATTACTTTCTACAAGAACTGATGCTAAGTTGCGTTTCTCCCAGCCCCAAAAGAAATAATCTGGTATACGCTTCCACTCACCACATAATCGAACACGCTTGTAAGAGTTTACGTTGTCATTGAATATTCCAAAAGGTATAGGTGGAACTGAAATATATTTCAGCTTCTTACATCCTTGGAACATACCAGCCTGTAGTTGAGAAGCCTTAAACCGAACCAGCTCATCAAAAGACTCAATCTTTGGATTGTCATAAAACATAGTCCCGATGGGATTAAAGCACCATTTGAACACCGTTTTAATCCCATCGGGACTATGTTTGCAGGTGGATCATTCAAATCGCTGAAAGAACTTGGCTTGTTTGGCAAAATCAGTATGAGTAAGGGAGCTTTTCAAAACATAACAGTAAAAGACTCAATAGTAATACCAGAAGGTTGTACTGAAGTATCAACAGTAGCCTTTGAAAAAGCTACAGTGAGAACGATAGAGCTACCTTCTACTATATCTTTTCTCGATGAAAGGTGCTTTATGAATAGTACAGTCAATTCTCTTGTATTCCATGGGAAAACTCCACCTAAGCGATATGGTTATTGGGAATTTGCGAATGCGAAGATAAAACACATCTATGTACCTGATAAAAGTGTAGAAGCATATCGCTTAGCTAATCTTGCTACAGGGTGTGAGTTTGAACCCCTAAGCAAGTATCATCCTTGATACTCGCTGAGAGGACGTATATTCGTAGAAATAAATATTGTCATATTGTTATCTGCTCGATATAATTCTAATGAGTCATCAGGTACATATAGTGTGAGCGCATTTATACGTGTGCTATACGAGTGAATGCCAGGTGGTGTCTTCGCTCTACATATCACAACACCTTTATTCTTATTCATCGGATAACGTAAGAACTGTTGCCCTAAGTGCTTGATAGTAGAAGGAAAATCAACGATTCTAACAGATGGACAATATCCTATACAGTTATCACCAAGTTCTTCAACCCCTTCCCAAAATCTAACATCAACTAAACCTGTACAATAAGCAAAAGCGTTATTTAAATTCCTCACATTGTGGAAGTATTGGAAATCATTAAGATTAGTAATATTGTTATTATAGCTAAACATAGTCCCGATGGAACCCTCACCTAAACGCCCTTCGTATCTCCTTGTTAATCGTTGTGTCTTTCACCGCTGAGTACACCTGCGTTGTCTTTATGCTCTGATGCCCTAATATATGTTGTATAATCGGAAGACTCACACCCTTACTCAATAGCACAGTAGCGCACGTATGCCTGGCACAATGAAAAGTAATGTGCCTATGTATATTGAACCGCTTAAGCACACGCTTAAGTACCAAGTTACAGCGAGCGTTACAAGGCAACTGAAAGAGTTTACCTGTCGTAGTCTTGTTCTCTTGCACCAGCGCAGCAGCCTTTCCTCCAAACATCTTAGAGATAGGTATTCGCACCTCATGGTCAGTCTTCTGCATTCGCATTACAACCCACTTGTTCCGATAGATGTTCTTAATGTGCTGCTTAGTTACTTGCACGATATCCGAGAATCGAAGACCAGAATAGACGCTGAATAGAAAACCTTTAATAACCTTTCTCTCCTCTTCTGTTAAGGCTTCCTTCTCCTCCTTATCTTCTATCCTCCTCAGTTCTCTCTCTGTCAGTGATTGCTTCTGCACATTCTCTGTCTTGATGTGATATTTGCGAAAAAGATAGACAGTTATCAGTTCCTCGTCGATAGCAAGATTGACGAATCGACGAAAAATCTTCATAAACTTTGCAATGGTGTTTATCGCATATCCAGCACCTTTCAAGAAGTTCTCGAAATCACATATACATTTGTAATCAACCTGCGTAAAGGTCATATCTTCCTTAAATCGTCTTAGAACCGCTAATGCTGCCTTATGATTCGCAATCGTCCCAGCTGTATATGTTTCCTTGTCAATCTCACTTTCCATCCAGTCAAGGAAAGAACCATCCTCCTTGTATGTTATTATTTTTGGATTGTCTATTAGTTGGTTTATATTACCGATACGTTTTACAAAGTATTGTCCGTCTATTTGTATCTGTATTAATGCGTTATGTCCACGTAATTTTATTGCAATGTCCTGAACAATCTCTTTGATGTCTTTCATTATATCTCTTTAGTATGTTCTGCTATCCTGATTTTTGATTTTATAGGGCTAATCATATCTTCTATTCGTTGCTTATCGTTTCCAAAATAAGCACAGTATTGATGATAGCCAGGGGTTATGTCCTCTGTCATGTATCCTTGAATAATACAAGTATCTTTTTCTCCTTCAAAAACAATTAACCCCTCATATATAGTTTTATGCCATACGTAATGAATTTTTGTGTTGTGTGCTGAAAGTTCGTTGCTTACAAGTTTTTTTTGATTTTCTTGTGTTATAAGATGTACTTCTGTTGTCCATTCACGCTGAAGATAGTAATTTATTACTCTTAATAGGGAGACTTTTATGTTTTGAATTGCTAATATTAATTTATGTCTATCCCCTACCATTGATGAACAAGCTTCCATAAATTTATCTACAGTTATATCTCCATTTGTCTGAAAAACATACCAGCCTTGTTCACGTAACAAGGCTGGTAGTTTTCTCGATATGCAACAAGGTTCTTGAAAAGCCATTAGAAATCGTCCTCCTTTTTTTGTTGTTCTATGAATGCTTTTAAGTCAGCTATAAGTTTGCTGAAATATTCACTTCGCTTCTCGTTAAAGCTTTCTATGTTGTTTATTTGTTGAATTGTTAAGTAGTAATCTTCATTTTCGTGTGAGAAAATCTTTTCTCTTTGTTTGATATTTCCTCCATTTGATGCCATTATTATATAACCGTTGTATGAGTATCGTACAGCATCTATTTTTAGTCTAAATCGCTTATCTTTGCAGTCGATTGTAATGTCAAATTTTTCTATACCGTCATAGTCAATAGGTCTTCCCATCAGTTTATCACTTGTTACTCGGAAGTTCTTGTTTGCTTTGAGTATAATTTTCCCATTTTCTGCGTCTTCAACTTGAACAGCATTTTTGTAATTGCTTATTTTCCCCGCAAAATAACTCCGAATATAGGCGTATTCTTGTTTAGCGTTTATATCTGTCGTTATAACTTGGGTAAAGCCTCCGTTAGTATCAAAACGGATTGTGTCTTGTGCGTAACTTACTATTCCTATAATGGTAAATAGTAGAGTGATAATCAATTTTTTCATAAGGTTTATTTCTAATACGTTAATATCGCAAAGGTAGTATTTTTATCTTAAAAATAAAGATTTCTACTGATATAATTTTATTTATAGTAAAACTTTCTTTATCTTTGCATTAAAAAGGATAACAATATGCAAGGAAGTAAATATGCTAAAATTAAGACCGAGACGCCCGATTGGTATGTTGCACGGCGTTTAATGCGTGAAAAGAAGAAGAAACTTGTTGATGCCGCTGCTTTCTTTGGCTTAACTGTTGGGGGAATGCACCGTGTTATAAATGGAGTACCAAATATCATTCAAGCGAAGAAACTTGCAGAGTTTTTAGAAGTCGATTTTAATGAGTTATTTGAATTTGATGACACAAAGAATAAATTTATTTAGTTTTTCTTGCGCATGAAAAATATTTTTATTATCTTTGCATCGAAAATAAAATAAATCTATTGTATGGCAAGAAGAAATGAAGATGATAAAGATGTAAAGGAATATCGTGGCAAGCGTTTCGATATGCGTGCTTTAATGGCTAAATATGATGTATCTATCAGTGATTTGGCTAACGGAACTGGACTTTCTTATGGCTCAGTTCAGTCCCTTATAAGGCTCAATCGCCCCTCTATGACAAATCTTTACAAGATAGCTCAAGCATTGTCTTGTGATGTAACAGAGTTGTTTTTATCTGAAGATGAAATAGAGAATCCAACTTCTTTTAATAATGTAGAAGAAGAAAAATTGTCAATAGCAACCGATGTTGACGTTAGTGTTTTAGAGCCTTCTTCAACACCTGAGACAAAAACTATTCATGATGCTATAACTTGTCCTTATTGTAGCAAACGTTTTTTGTTGTTGGACTGATGATGTGATTATTTTGATGCTCCTCTTTCTTGGTGGAGTACTTTGTGTAAATTGTTCCTTTTACATTTCGTGTTTTTAATAGTGTAGTCCGAAAGGAATTTATATATTTCTTGATTTTCAGATAGATAAGCAGTGTTTGGTTTACCTAACACTGCTTTTTTGATGTTGAAACAAAAGGAAGAGCGGCCGCCACACTAAGGGCTTCTCTGTCGCCCCGAACTTTTTTGACTTTAAAATATGCTTACGCCCTCCGAGATGGTCGAGACTCAGAAGGTAGCCGCCCGCTGAGATCTTCGACGCTTAGAAGTTTTTTATATATAATAAGGTGTAAGTAAAAGAATAGTTTTTTTATTATTTTTTTCGCAAATAATAAAAATAATTCTCTTTTTTCTTGCACAAACAAAAAATATTTAGTACCTTTGCATTGTCAAAAACAAAAAACAATAACCGCCGAGCAGTAGCACGGCACAAAAACAAAAAACAATGAAAAGAAATCTAAAAATCGCGGCACTTGCAGCAATTGCAGCCGCAAACCCTGAAGGATTTACTGTTAACGCTAAAACTCTAATGCCTGTTAAATCTGGTTACGCTGTGGCTGTTCGTGCCACTCAAAACAGCTTCGGCCCTGCAGGCCTTGCTGCTGTGGTAGATTACGCAAAAACAGATAAAGAAGTAACTGCCTTCGGTGGCTGGCTGGACAGTGAAACAGGTCTATATTACTATGATGCTGTAGTTATTACCGATAATTTTGAACGTGCAAAGGCTATTGCAGAGCGCGAAGGCCAAATCGCTTTTTTTTCATTAGATGAAATGAAAGAGTATAGAATCAAGTAAATAACCCGCCAGGCGGAAGCCTGGCACTAAAAGACAAAATTATGAAGCAAACTACATTATACAAAAGATTAAGAAAAATTTCCGTGCCTGCTACTTCTGTAGCTGCTCGCATTGTTCGTTATTTGTGCGGAGAACGCAGTTATACAACTTTGGGGTACGTTGATGATAAAAAATTAATTCGTCCCTGTTATGCTGCCGGTCGTGGTAGATATATTCACAACGCGGATCATACTTCCGAGGTTTGCGCCTTACTTGATAGATTAGGCGTGAAATATGAGAAAGGAAACGACGCGCCGCGCGGTGGTCTAACTGGTAATTATATTCGTATAATTACAAAAATAGTGGAGGGCTAAAAATGAAAGTAAATAATTTATATCGTTTACAGTTGCGAGTAAATAAGCGTTTTTTTTCTTTACTTAATAAGTACGAGAAAATCGTTAATATCGTTTTGATTTCGCTAAGTATATATACAATATATCTCATATACATGTACGCTTAACAGGGCGGGCGGTCCCTTATAAACCGCCTAATAAATAAACAGAATAAAAAACATTCAGGCGGTAGCCTGAAATAAAAAAACAAAATTATGGAAACATATTTTAAAAACATTGCATCTATTAAAGAGATTAACGCACGCAAAACAGCCCTAACCGCTTATATTGCACATAAACAGGACACACCCGCTTTATATGTTGGAACTTATGCAAAGTATAACGCGGGAGATCTTGCGGGGGCTTGGATAGATCTTCAGGCTTGCGAGGATAAGGAAACCTTTTTTAATGTTTGCCGTGCCTTGCATGGAGATGAGGACTACCCGGAATTAATGTTTCAGGACTTCCGCAGATTTCCGAAAGAACTTTATTCAGAGTGTGGCGGGGTTGATGACCTTTACACTTATATAGAGGCGTATAAAAGTTGTGGAAATCCTGAAGTATTGGATGCTTTTTTGTCGATAAATGATATAGACACCCTTTGTAATTTTGAGGAATCATTTGATGGGGAGTTTGACACACCTGTGGATTTTGCTTATTATATCGTAGATGTAAATAACATCTTAGAGAATGCAGGTGAATTGGCTAACTATTTCGATTATGAAGCCTACGCCCGCGACCTTTTTATAACATCTTACGATTTTAAAGACGGTTACGTTTTTAGAAAGCAAGGATAATTTTATAATATCGTGGAGCTTTTAGCTCCACACAAAACAAAAAAGAATATGGAAACAAAGAATTTAATTAACGCTATTAATATAGATAATATTTATAATCGTGCACAAATATTTTTCCGTGTCGAGCGTTTCGCCCGTGCTGCCTGGGGTGGGTTAAATACAGAAATCAATGAGAAGACCGGAACGCTTACCCTATTGAAGGGATCTTATATCCTTTCACGTGTAGCGAGTTTTGAAATACTCGCTAATCAAGAAGGGGATAACATCTATTTACAGGCGGGGGAAGGTTCGCCCTTCTCCTCTGCCTGGGTCGTACGAGGAGATGAAGAAGGGGCGGACGTTATGAATGACTGCCCAGCCTGGAAAGCTGCCGAGGCGGCCGCCTGTAAAAATGAAACAAAATCTTTCGATAACTTACAGGTGGGTGACTTCTTGCACGGCTGGGCGGGCTGGTCTTCTAAAAATGGTTCAGTATCTGAATATATGGAGGACTTCGCAAGTATAGAAGAAGATTCGGACGGCGTTAATTTCTACCCCAATTTAATGCGTATTGATAAGATCGTGGAAATGACGGATAAAGAACTTTCCGCCCTTTCTTTCTGGAAATTTAACGGCGGTGTTGACGGTGGCAGCTTCTCGGACGATGCGCCCGCGGTTGGTTTTTCCGCTCTGTCTTGGTCTCAGAAACATAGTTTTATTGATTCCGTTTGTCTTATTCGCACCCCTACGCGCTGGGTTGCTGTTGATCCTCAGGGTTACACATATAGCCGTTACGTTTATTTTCCGCTTTCTTGGCGTGTATTATTTGCTGATTCTTATTCTCAGGCTAAGACTATCAGAGAGGAAAGAAAGCGCAAGGAGCAGGAGGAAAAGGAGGCAAGAGATAAGGCACAGCGTGAAGAATACGCAGCCCGTGCAGCCCGTGCCGTTGCGCTAATGGAAAAAGCAAAAGCAAAAGTATATAAAGAGGATGAAAAGCGTACGGAAGTACGATTAACAAGTAACTTAAGGCGTTATTTATCCGTTTGTTTCCCTGAAGTTAAATTTGAAATTAAAAAAAGTAGTTGGGGGTATTTTACCCGTACTATTAGATGGGCGGGCGGTCCAACAGAAAAAGAGGTTAACGAGGTCTTAGAAGTTATGAAGGGGGATCACTGGGCACCAGAAGAAGGGTATAACCCAGGTGAAGAACGTCGCTACCTTAGTAATGATTTTACAGATCGTTACGGGTTCTTAATTCATTGGATATTATACCGCGATTAATTCGGTATTGTTTCTTTATCTCATAATCTTTGCGGGGCTGGTTTCAGCCTCGCACGAAATAAAAAAAATATGCTAAAGGTTCTTTTATATATAGTTTTAACATTGGTTGCGCTTGCGGTGGTTTACTTTGGTGGTCTGGTATTGTTTGCGCTCGCTTGTTTCGTCGTTCCTGTTGTTGGTGGTCGTATGTTTGATCATGAATAACCCGCCCTTTTCGTCTGCTTTTTTTTGCTTTATTTGTGGCTAATCTGGGCGGGGTCTGTCTTGTTTCTTTTAGTTCAAAAAGTCCAAATGTCCAGATATGCTATATATAGGGCTTTTGAAAATTTGGAAAATATTTAGAAAATTACAGGGCTTTTGCTTGCCCTGATTATAAAAAATAATTTATGGAAGATTTTAAAAACGTTGTTGAGATAAAAAATAAATTTATTTGTGCTCAGGTCTTTGATCGTGTGGAACGCTTTACCCGTGTTGTATTTGAACTTTTCAAGGTTGAAACCGATTTTAAAGCGGGGTGCGTGTCTGTTGTTCGTGGTGAAGCTTTTAAAAAGACTTTAGCGATATATGATATTATGACAGATAACACGGGCGCAAATATAGAACTTCGTCTTAAGTCTGGGAATAAAAAAAAAATTAAGCCTGTTTTCACGGTAGAAGATGGCAGTGGGAAAAGTTCCGATATAATGACCCTTTGCCCTTACTGGTTAACTGCTGAAAAAATGGCTAAGAAGTTAACCGTTGAAGTGCCTTTTAATCATTGGAAAGAGGGCAGCTTTATTTTGGGTTGGCCTGGTTCAGTCTGCAAACTCTCTTCTATCCTCGATTATGTCAAGAGCTTTTTAAGGACTGATTCTGATGGGTCTGTTATGGACTTTAAGCCGCGTTTGCTTCATATTGAGAAAGTCGTAAATATGACGGATGAGGAGTTAACCGCCTTGAATATTCACGACTATACAGGCGGTTTTAAAGGTGGCAGCTTCTCGGAGGACATCGGAGAAGAAAGTATTTATAACTTATCGTGGCCACACAAACATTCTTTTATACAGCGTGTTTGTTTGATACGTACGCCTTCGCGGTGGGTTGCGATAGATCCACAAGGTTACGATTATACAAGATATGTTTATTTCCCGCTGTCGTGGTGCGACATGTTCGCAGATGTCGTTCTGTGTGCTAAAGAGGAAATAAAAGAGGCTGCAAAGCTTAAGAAACGAGAAGAAGCAAAGCAGCAGCAACGACAAAAAAGGGCTTATACCTTGCGCACGAAAAAAGCGGTTAAGATGATGGAGACTTTAGGCGTACAGCCTTTGCGAAAGGGGCAACGAATCACAGAGAACCACCTGACGGAGAATTTAAGGGCGTTTCTTTCGGCTTGCTTTCCTGAGGCTACTTTTGACATTCGGAATACTTATACGGCTTTTGATCGTGATATAGTGTGGAGTGGTAGCCCTGACAGATTAGACGTTTCTGAGGCCGTGGCAGTGATGCAGGGAGATGCCTGGGAATGTCGTTCGGCTGAGGACGGACAGACCTACACAATTATGATAGATAACGATTTTACGCGAAAGTATGGAAAATTGGGTATTTGTCGTTTCTTTGATGAGGTTTAGCCCTTTTAAATTCTCAGTGTAAAATGATTAATTTTCATAACTTTCTATATTAAGTTAGCGGGGTTTAGGTTTGGAAAATTATTAGATTAATCTATATATTTCTAAGATACTCTTATATAGGACCTCTGAAAAATTGGAAAAATCGTGGAGATTTTCTGACCTACTGCCCGCTTCTTTTTAGAAATTAGAAATTAGTTTTTTGAGAGAGTAAAATGTCAAATAAGAAAACGTTTTTCATTATTAGAAATAGGTAGGTTCCTGACTATATGAATAATCTTTGAAAAGGATGTGCGTGCAATGATTTTTGTTTATTTCAATATAAAGGAGGTTGAGACAATTCCTATATATAGGACCTCTGAAAAATTGGAAAACTTTTTAGATTTTTGCTTGGCATTCCCTTCTTGAAAATTGAAAATGGTATTTATGCCTTTTATAGTAATAGAAAATAATTAGATATAATAACCCGTGAGGCAGAATAAAGGCTTCACACAAAAAGAAAAGAATATGAAACAGACTGACAAGATTTTGATTGCTTTAGGCTTTGTAGCTTCTGGCTCTGACTTTGATGAGAAATTTGAGAACTTTGCTTCTAATTTTGGTGTTCAGTGGAGACCTTCAGACTTATGCGATGCAATTTCAATGAGTGTAGACAATAATAGTGCAGTGCGTAATTCTTTGGTTTCTATTATGTGGGACCGCGTTGTATCTCATTTTGTTGACAAAGGGCTTTGCGAGGAACTCTTTGACTATTACATCAACGGCTCAATTGATACTCATTTCTATTATGATGGTGTAGAAGTCTTTTGCGCAGACGACTTAGAAGAATATGTTACAGATTAGTTTTATTCGTGCTTATAGCGAGTATTTGATGAAAGGAGAACTCATAACGCTTATATAAGGCGTAACAATATTTAGATTTCATTTTTCATAGTTTTTGTTTTTAGCCGTGTGGATTTTGTCCCACGGCTTTTTTAATTATTTCTTTCCTTTGAGTATGAATATCAGAGGACCTCCATATAGTTCGTTTTCATAAAGTATATACTTTACGCTGCTAAGGTATATACTTTAAGTCGGTAAAGTATATACTTTATTTTAAGCAGCTATTTTTTACGCCAAAAAACAATAAGATTATGGCTGGTAAAAATATTAATTATACAGTCGTTGAGCGTACGTCTCCGATCAGTAAGAAACATTATGTGATGTCTCAGGTTATACCTACTGGCTCACTCAGTTTTGAACAACTTTGCGAGGATGCCTGTCAAGGCACTACACTCGACCCGCTGGAGATGCAGACAGCGGTAAAGTTCTATATGAAGGCAGCACAGAAAAATTTGCTTCGAGGCTTTCGAGTTCCTTTAGGACCTTCATTCTTAATCCTCTATCCTAAGTTGGAGATGAGCGTGACGGATAAGGATGGTAAAGTTGCTAAGCTGGAGGACGTGACGGCTGCTAAAGCCCACCCTACTCTGGCTTGTATAGTTGCACCTAATTATAGTCGTGCTTTTCGTATGGCAGCATCTTTCCAACGTGTAACGCCTAAGGGAGTTGTTGTGCCTGAACCTGGCGAGGATATTAACGAGGATAACAAGAAGGGCGACCCTACCACGGGAGGCGGTGGTGGTACTGAAGGAGGGACACCAGTGCCAGGGAATACGATTGAGGGCTAAAGGCTTGTTACGAGCTTTCTCGTAGTCCTGTAGTCTGTTTCGTGTCCTCTTTGCTTGTTGTGCTTATTCTCTATTATTACGGGGCTGATACATAAGGTATCGGTCCCGTTTTTCTTAAATAATAGTGTTTGTTTTATTAGTGTTTAGATAAAAGTTTTATTTTTAGTGAAAATATTAGCTTAAAAGTTTGGAGCGTACATTTATTTTGCTTACCTTTGCATCAGTTAATAAACAACTAATATTTAATAGTCGAGCTGCGCTTGACACAACAGAAAGTAAAATGAAAATCGAGTTAAATTCATCAATTTGTCCACTGGTTGATTTTTCAACCTATGAGACGCCTTTATCTGCATCTTTTTTTGAAGACTATGGTTGTGATTACATAGGTGAGTTTGAAACAGTTAGCGTTAATCAGGACGATGTTGACGTTGTGATTATGGAGAAAGTTGCTGCTGTTATGCAGGACGATATAGCACCTGTGTTGGTTGATTATGGTGTAAAGTCAATCAATATTGGTGAGCTTTGTAGACCTAAGGAATATAATTTTAGACATGATAGTTTTGATTTTTCGGTTGAAATGAAAGAAGACTGGAAGGTATGTGCTATCACTTTCTTAGAAAAAAATCTACAGAATAAAAAACTGTGTAATTATATACAGGAAAATTGGGTGTCTCGTTCTGGATTTTGGTCTTTTATGCCTGAGAGTATAGAGAGCCTTGTGTCAACTTTAAAAGGTAATGATACACGTTATACGGATGATTATCTACTCGGTGCCTATCTTACTTTGGTAGGGTTAGAAACGGACGTTCTGATGCCTTGTCAAGTGTTTGAAGATATGGTCTTTGATGAGATTACTGAAAATACTTATTTAACAGTTCCTTATTGCTATATTCCTAATGATTGGTTGGAACTTTATAACGATGATGCAGCTATCGACGAACTTTATTACAATTTATTAGATAAGATTGGTCATGTCTGGCGTGGAATGAATGCAATTTATGATACACAGAGTTGTGAATATTATGATTGTAATGACAATGCTTCACGTATGATTGCGTGGGCTATGAAAAATAACATAAGTGTGGAAGACGCACAGGATATTGCTGCTGGGCGTAAGGTTTATGAATATGGAATGTTGATGTATGCTTAAAGAATATGATTTTAGATATTCTGTTCACGAGGTGGATGGAAAATCATTTGAACTAATAGAATGTAAGACTTGGCCACGTCTGAATGTTCAGGTGCTGGACACTACTCCAGAACGATTTGCTGAAGATGTGGCAGCCGTAAAAGCTCGTTCCATGTGTGGATATACAGAGGAGGATAAAACTTTCATCTTGAAGCATGCAGGAGGTGAGGGCAACGGAGAACTTAAACAGAGTAATCTGGACGAGATCTATGACGGTATGGTTGAGATTATGAAAGCTGCTGTAAAATGGTGGCAACTGAACCGCCTGAGATTGAGAAATCCGAAAACGGCTTTTTGGTCGGACGTGGCAAAATAAGTTTTATTAAGTTTATAGTATATCATAAATAGCTGACCTAACGGCTTGACGGGGAAAGTATATGAGAGACTACACTTCATTTATCGGTACCAATGGCAGAGAGGTTTGTCGTATGTCTGGTACTCCAAAGAATATTGCAGCCTTTGAGAAGAGAGCAGAGAATGCGGAGGTTGTTGAAATCGGACGTTATTTTTCGTCTTCGTCTATTTGGCCAGAAGAAGTTATTTATTTGAGGAAGGTGGATGGTCGTTGGCAGTCGGGACTGAACAAAGGTTATAGAGGGTATTTCTTTTATTACCTTAAGCCATTGAAGATTAACTTTTCTTTGGTTCGTGAGGAAATCTCTGAGGAGGAAGGTAATAAGGCTATTAAGGACGCTGCTCCTGAGTTGATGGAGAGTGCTGCTAAGGTTATTGTCTGGTGTGATAAGAAAGACGAGACGGACGAAGATGGTCGTTACTGGTTGTCTGCCTATCAAGGTGCAGGTGTCTATCGTCTCATTGTTGCTGATGGTAAGATACGTGGTGCAATTTATGGAGGATTTCATGACTGTCGTAAAACTCCTCGTGTGTCAGCGTTTGGTGACTTGGTTTTTAAGGAAGCCTTGAGATTAGCCATTGAGAAAGAACTTGGTACGTCTGACTTTCATCTTCTAAAGGCTGATGGTAGTGGTACATATTTTTTCTTGCGCAATCAAGAAGATAGTATTTATCTTGAGACGAAAGAGTATGACGTTCCAATGGCAGATGGTACGGGGTGGCATCATAACATAGAAATTCAATCATCGCTAATATAGCGTGAGAAAATAATTGGAAAATATAAAAAAAAATAAATAGCTGACCTATCCGGCTTTACGGGGAATGGAAAATGAAAAGATACACATTTAATGTTACCTTATCGAATGGAAACGAGATTCACGTTACTTCGGTTGGTAAGGATAAGGAGGATGCTATAGAGCGTTTTATGTCGCTGCCAAGAACTATTGAGTTTATTGGTAAGGCTACTGTTACGGCTGCTCGTCTTGTAAAAGAGGAGGAAATCACTTTGTCAGCCTTTAATCGTTTCGTTCTACAGAGTAGTAAAGACGACGGCTGGTGGGTTGTAGGTGATCCTGAAGGAACATTTGTTGTTCGTTTCAAGGAGGGTGAGTTTAATGAGACTCGAGAGATAACTTACTTACGAGATAGTCCTATGGACGCACTGGAGGAAGCACGTGTGTTGCGTGAGATACCAGAGTGGTTGCAGGCTTATCATTCGGAAGTGCTTTAGAAAATATTAAAAGTTCAGATCATGGATGTTTTTTGTGTGCAGGAAACTATAGGTGGATGGAAACAAACGCCTGTGTTTGAGGGGGCGTTTGACGAGTGTCAGGATTTTCTTGAGACTAATTGCGATTATAGCCGTTCTTCATTTGCGATAGTAAATAAGGACGTTCTTAAAGTAGATTATTTATAAACATAAAAAGCTGAGCTATCGGCATGACGGGCAAAATGTATGGAAAATAATAATAAAGAGAATAAAAATTTGACAGCATTGCCTATTTGGATGCCTAATGCTTGCCCGAAGTTTAACGACAATATGCAGGCAAATTCGCCCTTTATCGTGACGCGTGAGATGACACGTACAGATTTAGGATTAAGTATTATTGGAACGAGATACCCACGTGTGGTTGCACGGTATGTATCATTTCCTACGCAGCGTGGTATTACACGAGTACGGAAAGACGGTACTACTACTCAGGCTCAAATCGCTGAAGAAGGTCGACGGACTTATCTTGATGCTCGTGCCTTGGCTATTGAGAATGGACGTGAAGCTGCAAAGCGGGGTATAACAGTAAAGGAGTATATCGAGGACATTCTTGGTCGAGTTTATGACGAGGAATATGATGAGCCACGTCCTGTTGCAAAGGTGCCAGGCTTAAACGCTTACCTTGAATTACGTGGATGTATGGATGACTTAAAAGGTAAAGAAGTTGACTGGGCGAGCGTTCTTCATCAGTTGGATTTGATGGCTGAATGGGCACAGAACATCTGGATACATAGAGATCGTAAGTATCGCGCTTCACGTCTTGAAGACCTTCAGCCGCTTGAGGAATGGGAAGAGGAGTATGACCCATCCGTTTCTCCTATGCTTTATCCTAAGCGTGGTATTGGTTTGACCTATGTGGATTATTCGCGTCGTCCTGAACTCTTACACGTGAGAACATCACGTGATACAGGTATTACGAAAGAGCGCATTGCAGAGATTAAGGCGGTACGTCAGCACAGGTCTAATATGAACGCTATGGGCTTTAAGGAGTAAAGGAATGGGGATAGGTGTCAGCTTTATACTGCTACTCTTCCCCTACCCTACCCTTGACAGTAAAGCAAAGATGCGGGGCATAAATCCCTATTATAATAAAAGAACAAGGCTAAATCCGTCCTTAATTGATAGTAAAGACTCTCTGAATGATACTTCCTCATACAGCACTGTCTATGCCTGTTACACCGATAGATGTCATTTGCCCTCCATCTTGATTGTAAATCCTTTCCAATTTGTAATGAATTAGAATGAATTTGAGCTCTCTCTGCTCCTGTCTCTACCATCCTTACCTAACTCTTTGTGAGGGATATTCTTAAGTTTTCATCTTCTTACATAAAAAACAAGCATATTAAACATATAAATATTTTCGTATATACGTACTTTCGTACTTTTCTTTATACAAAAATAACAAACATATTATATTGCTTATTAGAAAGCGAGTTTATTAATTAACTCGTTATTAATATATTATTATACAAATCTATTAAACTAATCATTTATGAAAAAGGTTATTTATTTTGCAGTATTGGTAGTTGTATTACTATCTGCTTGCTGTAGTGAGAGTGATTCGCGCATTGAAGTGCCTGTTACACAGCAGAAAACGATTACTTTCTTGTGTAATGGTTTTACGCAACGAACGGAGAATATGACTGAGAAAGTCGTAACTCGTGCTTCTAAAACAACGTCCTTGACGGCAGATGGTATCGGTATGACCGACCTGTGGTTGTTCGATTATGTAGGAGGAGAACTGAAACAGACGATACATCAGGTTGCTACTGATAATGACTTTGGAAAGCCTTCTGTTAAGCTTGACTATGGTCAGCATGTCATTCGTATTGTGGCTTCTCGTGGAAATCACCCTACTCTATCGTCTGATATTATCACATGGGAGAAGGCAAGTGATACCTTTGCTAAAGAGGTTAATGTAAGTGTTGCTTCGGGAATGGAAACTGTACAGCGTATTACACTGGAACGTGTTGCCACACGTTTGAATGTTAAGATTACGGACGTTGTACCCCCGTCAGCTGTTACCCTGGACTTAGATCTTGCGACATGGTATAAGTCATTTAGCGTTCCTTCGCTCTTTGCTGTTAATGATAATGCGACACATTATAGCATTAATATAAAGAATTTCGTAGGCACAAAGGATGCTTCCTTGGCGGTATATTCGTTATCACCTTCAGCAGAATCGTGGAATACGAATGTAACATTGGCGGCTAAAGATGAAGACGGGAAGGTGCTTTCACAAATTGTTGTACCTTCTGTACAGATGAAAATGAACCGTACAACAGTCCTCTCTGGCGAACTATTTGGGAAAAGTAAACAGATGTCTTTTTCTCTTAACACACAATGGAACGAAGTTTATGCACAGAATTTCTGATTATTTATACTTTAAGGCTTGCTGTCGAGTGTTTTGCTCGACAGCTGTAGCCACGTTCCTTCTCTTTGGATGCGAAAAGCCTTATACCGACTTAGAAACTTCTACTAAACATCATCCGAGCCATAGTGGCGACAAAAAGGGAACAGATAGCTTAAATACACAGCGTGAAATTTTCTTATTTAAGAATGATACAGCCTCTTTTTATGTTGCCAGTTTGGAACTCTTTCCATTTCAACACGATGATATAAGCGGGTTATATCAAACCGTATGCAAGCGTATATGGTCTTATCGATTACCAACAAAGAGCGAAGCTTTACTCTTACGTCGTTACACTTTGCCTAATGGATGGTGGGGTGGTAAGCGTTGTATATGTGTTGATAACATTGGTAAGAGAGGGCATGAAAAAAGGGTTTTCTACTCTTTTCGGTGGGGTGGAGGTGCTGTTACACCTATCGGGACACGCACGCAATACGCTATTAAACCTATTCGTACACAACGCTTTACATCGAAAGAGCGAAGTCACGCGATAAATATAAACGAAAAATGGAAACATAATTATTATATAAACTTTTAATTAAGTATTTTAGTACGTAGATATTTTAGTACGAAAGTATTTTTATAAAAATAAAGCATTCTATTAAATTATATTTTTTACTATAAATAAAACTTTTAAGTAAAATAGTTTGGTAGTATTGACAAAATGTAGTATTTTTGCAAGTGATATATTCACAGTGCTTCTTATAGAACGAATTGAAAATAAAATATGGGTAAACTTAAAGAAGTGTTGGCGTTTGTCAACAACAAGGGTGGAGTAGGGAAGACTACTACCGTCCAGAGTGTAGCCGCAGGTATTCTGCGTCTGAATAAGAAGGCTAAAGTCTTGTGTATTGACCTTGACCCACAAGGTAATATGTCATTCCTAATGGGATGGGAGAAGGTAAAGACTGGCTATTCTCCTGCTCTTACCGTGGCAGATGCCTTACGTGATGGCAGTAATAACTCTTTGCCTATCTACAAGAAGAGTGACCGCTGGTATTACGTGCCTGCTTCTTCTCTGTTGAATAGTATAGACCCTGATTTACATCGTCAGATGCAATCAAAGTTGGTTCTGTGCCAGCTTTTCGGTAATGAGTTTACAGATATGTCTGGTGACTTTAAGGACGGCACACGCTGGATTAGTGAGGCGTTCGACTATGTCCTGATAGATTGTGCTCCGTCGCTGTCAGAGCTCACTTATAATGCTCTTGGTGCTTCTACTGGCGTTATTATCCCTGTACAGTTAGAGGGTCTTTCAGTGAGTGGTATAGGTAAAATCCTTAAAGCTTGTAAGGATGTTCGCAAGATGTTGAACCCTGATCTTGAAGTGAGAGGTCTCTTACTTGCTATGGCTGACGAGCGCACCAACATGACAAAGGACATGGTGAAGTATCTTCATGATACTTATGATGAGATTGTTTTTGAGACTCGCATCCGTCGTTGTGTTAAGGTAGCAGAGGCACAACTTCAGTTACGCAACATCTTTGAGTATGCGCCTTATTGTACCGCAGGTATTGACTACGAGGCGTTTGTGAAAGAATTAAAGAAAACATATAAAGCATAAAGTTATGGGAAAAGATTACGGTAAGCGTTTGAAGGTTGGAGAGACACCTATGATTACGCAGACAGAGAATTATATGGAAAAAGAAGTCTTATCTACTGAGGGGAATGTTGCTAATGTTGCTACGCCTACAGTGGTACAGCCTATGGCTCCAATTGGTAACTATGCACAACGCCTTACAGGTCGTCAGCAAACAAAGGGTATTGTTATTGACATGCCAGTTGACATTTATCGTCGTTTGCGTGATGTAAAGGACTATCTTCCTGGAGAGACATTGAAGTCTCTCGCTCTCCGAGCTGTTGTTGAGTTCGTTGAACGTAATAAAGTAAAATAGTTGCGTTGTTTTAGAAAACAATTGCTATGATTTAGAAAATAGTTGCCTTGTTTTAGAAAAATGAAAGGTATATATGATTATTCATTTTATTCTGTATTCTACTAAGCTGATAATATGAATATTGAGTATATTAAGTATAAACGCACATAGAAACCCTTTGTATAAAAGACTTTGGCGTATGTTTTTTCTAAAACAAGGCAACTGTTTTCTAAAACAACGCAACTATTTCCTAAAACAAGGCAACTGTTTTCTAAAACAAGGCTATTAAATAAGTATTCCAAAGATACATAATATGGGATATAAACGTATTAATAAAGATAAGCGACTTTCTTTATTGGAAAGTTCTAACGTAATCTTTGCTGACCTTAGGGAATCTAAGTGGCTTTACAACCCTCTTGTTTATTCTCAGATTAGTGGAGATTTTACGTTGATGCAGCAGCGTATCTTGTTGGGTATCGTTGAGAAACTACAGCAACGTATTATTGATAGTGTTGCTGAGAAGGAAAAGAATAGAACTTTCCCAGACATCTTCGATTATTCTTCTTTGATGCAAAGAGACACACTTGACTTTACACTTTCGGCTGTTGATTTGGGTGTTGGTCGTGATCATTATGATGATTTGGAAGACGCTGCGAAGGTTCTTAGTTCCATTACTATGAAATATCCTGTATTCGATGGTCGTGGACGTATTAGTAAGTATGTAGTTGCTTCTTTATTTCCTCGTATAGAATTGCCTAAGAGCGAGAATGAAATACGCCGCACGGGTTTGTTACGTATCGTTATGCTTACAGAGAATATCCGTGAGATATTCACTATGCAGTATGGTTATGTGATGCACCTTTCGCATATTGCACGGATATGTAATAAAAAGCGTACCCCTCGCCTTTATATCTATCTAAGTCGTTATCGTGACATTGGTCATAAGAAAGTCCCTTATACTGACCTTCTTGAGTTCCTTGGGCTTACTGATGAGTATTTCAGACAAACGAATGAAGGAAAGAACCCTTATAACAATTGGAGTAACGTCCGTATCATGGTTCTTGATCCTGTAAAGAAAGAAATGGATAAACTGATGGAACGTGGTGAGATTGATTTCTCTTTTGAGTACTCACCAGTCTATCCGCCAGGTAAGAAGCGTGGCGCACCAGATGAAGTTGAGTTTGTTATCAAGAAGGGTCAGCTTGCGCTCTTGCGTGATGCGAACAATCACAGAGCTTCGTCTGAGATTAAGTTTATTGATAGTTATGTGGCATGGTGTCCAGAACTCTCTGCTTATGCTTTGCGTATGCTTATGTCAGATATGGATGATAATCAGCTGCAATCCTTCCTTGAATTTGCTTATAAGGATATGCGACGTATCGTCGAGCGTAAGCAGCCTGACGATGTAGCGGCTTATGTAATGGGTGTTTTGCGTAAGTGGAAGCGAGACTATCAAACGAGAAAAGAACAGCGTCAGACTGTTTTGTTTGGTCCTGCAATCGTTCCTTCTGTTGTAAAGGACGAGCAGCCTGCTTTTGTTCCTGGTGCGTTGTCTACAGAATGGCAAGACGTTTTAACGGCATACGGCGATGGGATTTTTGCTTCATTGCTTCATAGCGCAAAGCATATAGGCTCTTATCTTGGAAATATCAATGTCGAGTTTGCAACGAAAGAAGAACGTGATACTTACCTTTCACTTTGTAATGACAAGAAAAACCAGAGTGAATATAAACGCCTGATTTCTATTATAAAGAAGGCTATTGGTAGAAAAGATAGTGGTGTCTGTCTGATTACTTCTGTGTTAGAAAAAAAATAAAGGATTTTCAATACTTTCTTTGAAACTTATAACCCTCAAAAAACTAAGGTATATACTTTGCGAACGTAAAGTATATACTTTAGCACCATAAAGTATATACCTTAGCATCATAAAGTATATACTTTACGTTTTGAGGTAATTTTACCTCAAAATAGAACTTTTACAGGATGTCCTTAATTTTCTTTTAGACAAACGAAATATGCTGGTTCTCCTGATAGGCTTACTTTCATGATAAATCCGCTCTCCCTTAGCATGCTTGCGTAAATCGACAATGGGTCGCCTAATGTACAAGGCCATGCTTTGAAGAACTGGCGTAGTTTAGCATCTGTATAAACCTCGTCGCAAGTGCTTTCATCTTTAGCTGGCTTGTAGTGTTGAATGAAAGCATTAATTTTGTCTGGGATAACGTAATATTCAAGTGAAACACCGCTACTTTTCTCTTCTTCGTTATTGTCTTTTTTCATATTGTTGAATGTTTTGTTTAATTAATTAAAGCAAAGGTATAATTTTTAATCAATATGTTTTGTGAATTTAATGTTTTTATTTAACTTTGTCGACAAAATAATAAGATAATGAAGTATTACTACAAACTACCTGCGCTTTCTGAAACGGGAAAGCGACTTCGGAAGTTTAATTCGCAGGCTATCCTTGCTCTTCGTCGAGCAGATGCTTATGCAAAGCGAATGGGGGCTGTTGCTTACCATTCTTCTAACGATGCGTTTGCTGGTGGTGTAGCTTTTCTTATCTTTGAAAAGGAACCTAATCCTACGGTGTTCCGTATCGCAACTAAGATTGATGATGAGTTATGCTATGAGCCTAATGTAAAACTGGACTCGGGTGTGGTCGTTGTCAAAAAGAATGAGTTGCCAAAAGATGAGCCAGATTGTTTGTATGACCGTTCTAAATTGTTGTCTTGGGCAGATGTTCGTGATAGATATTCTTTGGCTACTTGGGCGCAAACAGCTAACATTACTGATGCTGATAAGATGACGGAGGATGCGCTTCGAGAAGAAATAACAAAGCGAATGAAGGACCGTAATTTTATTTCTTATCTTCGCATCTCAGATATGCCTGCGCCTGACTTAGTTCAATCTCGTCAACTACGAAAGGGTGCTCGGGTGCATCTTCGTGCGGTTCGCCCTTCCGTAAAGGTCGCCTCTCGTGCGGTTACCGCTGAGCGTCAGCGTATGGCTCTGCCTATTATGAGTATTTCTTCGCTGCTTGACATCCTGACAGGCGGTAATACTACTGTGGCAGCAGAGTGTGGTACTACGCCCATCTTTTTTGAATGGAAACGAAACTGGTATATCGGTGTTGACGTTCCTTGCGATAATAATAAGGATATGCAGCTGATAGAAAGCGCGGCTTTTACGTTTATGCTGAATACAAAGAAACAAACGCTTGCTCGTGAAGCAGCTGACTTTGATGAGTATTGCAAGGAGGAAAAAGCAGAACGTGAACGTCTGATAGCTGAGAAAAAAGAAATTGATAGATTAAAAGGTAAGTGATAAGGCGAATTTTCAGTTCTTTCTATATTAAGTGTGAATATACTTAGAATTTAATCGCAACTGTCTGTGAAGATGGTTGCGATTTCGTTTTCTTTTTACCATAGATTAATGGTTGCGTCTGTGAAGGTGCCAAGTATTGAAACCTGTCCTTCATATCCATAGAAGTCTACGAGATAGTCTCTGATTCGCTCCTGTAGGTGGCGGTACTCCATCATGATTGCTGGACGGTGTGTTTGTCCGCCTGTCGGGTCCCATATAGCGATATATCTGTTGCGAAATCGTGCATTCTTACTCCTCTCTACATTCTCAGCCTTTCGCTTTCCGCCGACACCAATATCTACATATCGCATATAGTCGTTGTAATTGAATACCAGTGTAACATTTCCTGCTGGGTCTGCTCTTACTAATCTTGACTGAAACGACCTTGAACCGTCACCTGTAGAGTGGGGTAGTCCGTCTCGTTTGTTTGCTTCATTCTTAATTTTGTAGCCTGGATAGATTTCTGTAGGCCAAACCTTCTGTGTGATAAGGTTGGCTTTAATTTGCATGTTTGTTTGCTCCATAAAGTCTCTTATTACTTTATTGAGCGGGAATATCGGATTTGAAATTGGCTGTGGCATAATGTTGTTTTAATGTTATAACGCAAAAATACTCAATGTTTTTCTTTGTCGTGGGACATCCTTTTGTCCCACCTTCTTTTCTAAAGATGTTTACTTTTGTTCTGAAATCATAGTTAACGTGTAGATATGGCAAGTACGAAACAAGCACAAGTAGTAATTACAGCGAATGCTACCACCGCAAAAAAGGTGATGGACGAGCTAAAGAGTAAGGCTAAGCAGTGTTACAATCAAATGCAGCAGTTAGCACAGACTGGACAACAAAATTCTAAAGCTTTTAAAATGGCTGAAAAGGAATTTAATGCCTATAATAATGCTATTGCGCATAATATTTCTGCAACAAAACGTGTTGACGAGGTTATGAAGAACCTTGCTGGCACTTCTACGCGTGATTTAAAACGAGCTCTCGGTGCCGCTAAGCGTGAGTTGAATGAGATGGCGGGCAATAATCCGAAACTCAAACAGATGCAGAAGAACATAGCTGCTATAAAAAATCAGATAGACAAGAATAATGGTTCTGTACGGACGCATAATAGCCTGTGGAAGAATGCTGTTAAAAACATAACGGCTTATATTGGTGTTTTTGGAGCGTTTAATTTAATTCGTTCAAAGTTACAAGGTGTTATTAGTGATAACTTAAAGTTCTCTGACCAGTTGAATGATATTCGTAAGGTTAGTGGCTTGACTACGGCGGAGGTAAATAAGTTAGCTGTAAATCTTTCTAAACTTGATACGCGCTCTACGATTCAGTCTTTGGCGCAGGATGCCTATGTGGGTAGTAAACTTGGTATGGGTAAGTATGGTGTTGAAGGTTTGGAAAATTTCGTAAAGGCTGCCAATCAGGTGAAGGTTGCTTTGTCTGAAGATATGGGACCAGAGTCTTTGACCGCTCTTGCTAAGATGACTGAAACGATGGGACTTATTCCTAAGTTTGGCGTAGAAAAGTCAATGTTAAAGATTGGTTCTGCTCTTTTCAAGTTGTCATCAACGACCACATCATCTTCTAATAATATCGTTGAGTTCGCACGTCGTTTAGTTGGTACGGCTCGTGTAGCAGGTATTACGACAGATCAGGTTCTTGCCTTAGGTTCTGCTGCTGATTCTATGCAGCTACCGATGGAGGTTTCTTCTACAGCCTTTACTCGTTTCTTTGTCGCATTACAGAAAAATCATAACTTGATTGAAAAAGTTTTGAATATTGAACCTGGTACTATCAATAAACTCTTTACGGCGGGAAGGACTATGGATGCTGTGGTTCTTATTCTTGAGAAGATGAGGGCTAAGGGTAATATGAACGCCTTGCAAGATACCTTTGATAAGATTGGTGGTAATGGTTCTCGTCTTGGTAACGTGATGGTTACTATGGCGAAAAATGTAGATATGCTGAAAGAACATCTCGAAACTGCTAAGGTGGCTTTTCGAGAAGGTACAGCAGCAACTCAAGAATATGAGATGCAGCAGGAGAGTGCGCAAGCTATTCTTGAAAGAGCTAATAACATGTGGGAGAAATCATTTGTTAATCCTAAAGGTGTCAGTGCTGTTAAGGATATGGCGCAAGCATGGTATGATTTCTCTAAATCATTAACAGAGTCGTCTATCGTTACTCATAACATCAGTTTCTTTTTAACGATGCTGGCGGGAACTGTAAAGACTATTTTAACTTTACTCCCAGCTCTCGTTACTTTCTTTTTATTTAAAGGTGTTTCTTTTGCAGTCTTAACGATTGTTGAGAGTTTTAGGTCTATGAAGGATGCTATAATGGCATCTGCTATAGCCCAGCGTTTCCGTGCTGCTGCTGACCGAGAAGAAGCTGTAGCGGCTACGGAGGCAAAGATTGCGCAAGAAGGATTGAATAAAGCTTTATACTCTAACGTCTTTGGACTTGTAATAGCTGCTATAGTCTCACTTATTTATTACATCGTCGAGTTTACAAGTAAGACAAAAGATGCTACTTCTGCTGTGAGCGAATTAGATACACAGGTGAAAAATACTGTGTCTTCTTTTATGGTAGAAAAGTCTGCTTTGGATGCCTTAAAAGATAAACTTGATAAGACGAATGTTGGAACAAAAGCCCGTGCTGACCTTATAAAAGAGTTTAACTCTAAATATGGTACGTACTTAGGCTATATGCTTACAGAAAAGTCTACGGCGGAAGATCTTGCTAAGGCTTATAAGAAAGTTGTTGATCAACTTAAAGAAAAGGCTGTACAAGAGGGTATTGATAAGTATAGAAAAACTCATTATGAACCTTATGCTCAATATGAAATCAATCATTTGCTTAGTTATGATTCGTTTTCTAAAAAAAACAATCTAAAGACTACTGGTGCTGATTTACGACATATTGTCGAAAATGCTATGAAACAAAAAGGTATGACTCTTCATACTTTAGCTGTTTCGTTAGGTAAACGTTTTGGATTAAATCCTAAAGCTATAGATGATTTGTATGAACTTCGTTCTGGTGGAACAAAGTTAACAACCAGTGGTTATGGGACTGCTAATACTCCCATTTTTGCAGAAATATCTGGTGAAACTTATGCTGAACAGGTCTACAAAAAACGGGGCGTACAGTTTTTAAAAGCGATAAAATATATTGCTCAAAAGTGGAATAATCAGCATCGTTTAAATGATGTCGTACGGTCAGAAAAAACTCTACGTGATGGTATCAATACTTCTACAGTTGTTGCGGAAGATGATACTCCAGACAACAATGGTGGGTTGAATTTACTTGCCACTGACAAGGAAGCGGAGGCAGCGGCAAAAGCAGCTGCTAAGGCTCTTGAAGCGCAGAGAAAAAAGGCAGAGCGTGAAGCTCGTCAGGCAAAACGTTACGAGCTGAAGGATGCTGAAGAAGATGTTAAGGCTATTATTGATAATGTGAAGAATTATTACGACCGACAAATAACAGCTTTGTATAAGGTTGCCTCGGCTACAGAAATGGAAGAAACTTTGCGTGACCAATTAGAGGCTGGTATCAAGGCACGTATGAACATCGCTTTGTCGAATGCACGAAAGAGTATTGCTGATGTTAAAAATGATTGGAACGCCTTTAAGAAAACAATGGATTCTGATCTGATTGAGCAGGATGATGAAAACGGTTATAATGAGAGTAAAGTCTTGCTTACTCGTATTGGCGAGGTGAACATTGGTGCACTTCGTGGACGCATAACACAACTATCGAAAGATTTGAAACGTCCTGGTACTTCCTTGTTAGATCAAGTTTGGCATAATGCTTCAAAGAATGAGCAGGCTAATGCTAAGTCGGCTAATAAGGTGGAACAGGCACGTCGACAGAAAATCTTGGAGGATGATTATACTGGTAAGGTTGATAATGATTACTTAAACACTTTTGAGCAGTTAGGTTTCTCTCCTTTCGATGCTTTGCATAGTCAGGCGGTCTTGAGTGGTGGAGCGAATGCACAAGATGTAATCCGTACTCGTAATGCTTCCATTCAATCAATCTTCGAGAACTCACGAGCGAATTTTGACGCATTACAAATGTTGAATATTGACAGTATGGATGGACGACAGTCATTGCTTGATATGTTGTTTGGTTCTGAAGATGAACGCTCATCTGCCGTTGTTGACCTTGGTGTTCTCTTTGATACGCTCTCTGAAGGGGCAAAAGTCGGTGGTAAGGCTTCTGATGGTATTCGTCTTTTCTATGATACGTTGATAAAGTATAATGATGATTATACTGAAGCTTTGAAAAAAGCTGCTGACAGACAAGAGAAACTTTTAACTTTCCGTTGGAACCATACAGACGAAAAGGTTGCCTTTGATGCAGAAGAGGTTCGACTGAATCAGCAGAAGGAGGGTATCTGGCAGTTTACCTCTGATGCTGAACGGAGACGAGATGAAGGTGATAATACTACCGAAAATTATGGTGTATATGGTAATTGGGAAGTATTACAGTCGTTTGGTGCTGACCCAGAGGTTGAATTATATAAGTCTCGTTTGCGTGAGGCTAAACGTTTTTATGAATATTTAAAGGCTGCACATGCTGATGAAGCCATACTTGCAGCGGCAGAAAGACGTGCGCACGAAACGAGCATAGAGTACACCAAAGCACTGGTTAATCAGATGAAGAACCGTATAGACGAACTCTATGGCTTGTTTGCGCCTATCGAGTCTTTTGGTACCGAGTTAGGAGAGTCTTTGGTATCTTCTGAAAAGACCGTTAAACAGGCTGTTGGCGGTATGATAAATAGTTTCTTAAAATTGACTGTAAACATGATGCAAGAAACTATCAAGCGTCGTATGTTCCAGTTGATAAATGATCGTCTTGTTAGTACACAGATGGCTGCTTCTGCGAAGGAACAGGAAGCTATTGAAATGTCTAAGCAGGGGAAATTTTCCGCTATAGATAAAGGAGGTCAGAAGATCCGTAAGATGTCTTTCAAAGAGTTTGCACAGCAAATCTTTGGCTTAAAGAAAAAGAATAAGAAAAAAGAGGTATCTATTGAAACTGACGGAGTAAAAGATGAACGTAAGGCGAAAAAGAAGGGAGAAAAGTCTTTACTAAAGTCTATTACGAGTGGTTTTTCTTCTATTTTCCGTACAAAGAAAAAGCAGAAGAAACAAGAAAAGAAACTTGAGGAACAGAGTGGAAAAGAAACACTTGAGGTAAGTAAGGAGGCTGAGACGGCAAAGCAAACCTTAACAGAGGTTTCTGGGCAGACGATACAACAGTCGTTGGATAAAACTGCTCAGACGGCTATCCAAACTCAGAAAACGCAGGCATCAGAAAGTGTTCAAACTAAATCTTCTGAAACGCAGGCTAAAACATCAATGGGTATTGCTGCTGGTGCGGCTGATATTATTGGTAAACTTGGTCCGTGGGGTATTCCACTCGTTGCGGTTATTACAGCATTGTTGAATGGTTTGCTTTCGGCTGCTATGGGTAAGGTGTCTTCACTGTTTGGCGGTGGCGACAAATCTTCTGATACTTCTACGAATACTAAACTTGTTAGCGGTATGTTGACTTATGATGCAGGTAATGTGCAAGCCTTCCGAGGTTTCTATGACGGTAAGACTTATCCTGTAGTGGGTGATGACGGACAAGTGTATGCGGCTACAGAAGCAGGTGAGCTATCGACGGGATTGATTAAAGACCCTATTACCACGCTTATTAATGGTCAGCCAGCATTGGTTGCTGAACGTGGCCCAGAGATGGTTATCGGACGTGAGACTACAGCAGCATTGATGATGGCTCGTCCTGACTTGATTTCAGAGATTGTTCGCTTTGACAAGAATCGAAGCGGTATGAGTTATAGGGCTTATGATAGTGGCAATGTTGCACAGTTCTCAATTGCTGATTCAGCTGGTCAGCAAGCACAAATAATGGAGTTAGGTGCTACTATAGCACAGCTATCCTCTGTTCTTTCTGAACTTCAGAAGAACGGTATCAAGGCACATGTAAATAAATTTGGACGTGGCGGACTGACTGATGCCGCTGCTGACGGTCGTCAGTTTATGTCACGTTACTCAAAGAATGGCCGATACGAATAAAAAAGACTTTTGTTTACTACATAATATTTATTTTGTTTATGTGAATCGCCTCCGTAGTCCGTGATGGATAACGGAGGTTTTTTATTTATAAGTCATTACTTGTGTTATAAATGTGCTATTTGTAGTCTTATAAAGCTTAAATAAGAGATATTTTTTCTGTTAGTCGCTCTATAATGTCCATTAGGCGTTTCTTCTCAGCATCAAACCTTATCTGGCATTCTTGTCTAATTCTATTTTCTTCCTCCTTATGCTTTCTCTCGTTTTCCTTCAATTGGCGTTCGTATAGAAGTTGGATTTTTGTGATTTTATTTTCGCATTCTTGAGACGCTTGTTGGTCTTTCTCGTTATCTTTTTGAGACTCCAGAATTTCAGGATTCTTTTTGATAAGTTCTGTGTTCGTAGCATTTTCATTTGTGTTATTAATGCAAACGGTATCAACAAAAGGAGGTATTATACTTGTTCTTTTTTCTATAATAGTTTCACTTGATATATTCCCCTTGCTTTTATACTTTTCACCTTCTACTCCTGTTTTGTTTGGCTGGAGATTTGATAATATAATATCAGCATTAGGCATCTCTTTGATTTTTTCCTCGTCGTAAAAAAATGCTCCTATTGGAATGCTAAATGTATTACATAAACGTAAAATTGCTTCAACGTGCATAGGAATACTTCCTTCCATCCATTTTTTTACACTTCCGTAGTCTTTTGTGCCTAATGCTCTTAGAACATCTTTCTTAGTCTTTTGATTAACTTCCATCCATAGAAGAAGGAAGTTGTAATTGTAACGGTATTCCATATTTTAAATTTTATTGTTAAATATTTGTATGTATAGTTTGTTGTTTTATCTTGAAATATCAATGTTTTGCTTTAATCTTATTGAGAAAATAGTTAAATTCACAAATTAAATTGAAGAAAAACATTGTTTGTTTAAAGAAAAACTTTAACTTTGTACCGAAATTTACAAAATATATTATTAAGCATCTATGATTTTACAAAATTTAATAAGAGAAAAAAGACTGCAATCTTCAGATGTCTCTGTGATTGATAAAGAAAAACTTTATTCCTTAATGGAGAAATATGGTGCTTCACGTGGATTTACTTATGATAGGTTCTTTAAGGAAGGCTTTCGTTTGTGGGAATTAGTAGGTGTTGATTTTGTAAAAGATTTTTTCCTTAGAAGTAATCAGAAAAAAGCTGTCCTCGATTACCTTAATGTCTTGCGACTTAATGGTGGTTCGGGTGATGGATGGTTCTGGACTGCTATAGGAGAAGAATGGGGTCTTCGTGCTTCTTTTAAAAACTTTATGGCTCTTTTAGGTATGCTAAGTGATGTTACGATTCAGAAACGTTTTTCTTCTGACAACTGGAAGGAATTTGAACGTATTGGAATCGTTGCTATCCTTCGTGAACTTGAGCCTTCAAGTGATGTATCCTTTGATGCTGAGCAGATGCTTGAGGAAGTTTGGCAACAATCGCTCTCTAATAGGTGTGTTAAGTAATGAATTGTTAATAATGTGTTTGATTCTTGTTTAGAAGATGAAACGTGAAACGTGTGTATCTTTATTGCGCCCTGTGGCTTATACTATCGATTGTCGAGGTGAGCATGATGATAAGTTGACCTTTCTTTTTCGTGGTGCTTGCTGGGCGCAGTTGGTACACACCTTTGCGTTTCTTGTTGGAAAAGGACGTGGAATAGCACAGGATGCTTTTATTTATCGTTGCACAGATGCTGTTGCACGAAATGGGAAAGGCTCTTGGTATTATGCCGTTGAACTTGATGAGCCTAATTTCCATTTTTCTTCTTTAGAGGACATGAAGCTCTTAATAGAATCACAACTTGTAAACAAACAGACCTGTAAGGTAAAGTATTTGAACTTAGATAGATTTTTAAATATATAGACATGAAACATTTAGATGTTACCTTTGATTTAGAAACCGCGAGTCTTTCGCCTACAGCGGCTATTATACAAATCGGTGCGGTTGCATGGAACCGCTTTGAAGAAAAGTCAGAACGGCTATTTGAAGATGCTTATGAAGTCTCTTTTGGTGTAGACCTTCGTTCGGCTATGATGTCCGGCTTTGATATTGACCCCGAGACTTGTAAGTGGTGGAGTAAAAGAGATGCTACTTTGAAGAATAGTATCCTTAGCGAACATGTTGAACATATAAAAGATGTTCTTCTAAGTTTTAAAGCATGGCTTGAAGAAATTTGTTCTACGGCAAGTGCGGAGAGTATTTGTTTATGGGCACAAGGCTCAGACTTTGATGTGCCTGTTCTTCGCAATGCTTTTGAAACTTTCGATATAGAGTTCCCTGTAAACTATCACGCTATCCGTGATGCACGTTCTATTGTTCTTGAAACTTTCGTACGTGAATCTATTTACTCAAAAGAAGAAGCATTATCCTTGATTCATAAGGACTATAATAAGGTGTATGATACAGTTTGCAATGGTTTCCGTAGACCTGAATGTTTGTCGGTAAATTTAGCGCATAATGCTCTTTATGATGCAAAACTTACGGCTTGGAGTACATGGTGTGCTCTTCATGGCGTGGATAATGTAAAACATGAAGGATAAGGCGGATGAAGTACGGATTACCTTATAAAGGAAGTAAGAACAGACTTGCAGAACGCATCCTGTCTATTCTGCCGAATAAAGAACATTTCTTTGATTTGTTCTGCGGTGGTTGTGCCGTTTCGCATGCTGCGTTATTGCGCCGTAAATTCAAGACTGTCCATATTAATGATATTAATTGGATGTGTCCAGAGTTGTTTGTTGCTGCCTTGGAAGGTAAATACGTTAATGAAAAACGTTGGATAAGTAGAGAGGACTTTTATAAGTTGAAGGATACTGACCCTTATGTGGCAATCGTCTGGAGTTTCGGTAACAATATGCGTGATTATCTTTATAGTCGTGAACGTGAGCCCCTAAAACGAGCTATTCATTATGCCTTAGTTTTTGATGATTACGGTCCTGGCTTAGAACTGGGCTATGACTTTTCTTTCCTTAAAGAAATAAAAGGAAATCAATCTCGCTATCGAGCTATAAAGACTTACTTATTCGGTGGCGATGGAGTGTGTCAATCTTTTGAGCAGACAGAACATCTTGAGAGACTACAGAGTCTTGAGTATTATGTACATTTGTCTTTTTCTCCTTTTTCGTGTGGAGGGACAGAACTCTCATATAGTTCTGTTGATTATGCGGATGTTTCTATTCCTAAAGATAGTGTTATTTATTGCGACATTCCTTATAAGGGTACCAACGTCTATAACACTGCTGAAGAGTTTGATTACGAACGTTTCTACCGTTGGTGCGCAGAGCAACAACAACCTGTATTTATCAGTAGTTACGAGCTGCCAGCGGATCAGTTCCGTTGCGTTGCTGAATGGGAACACCAGAATACTTTCTCGGCTTCGTCTTATAAAGTAGTTAAGGAACGTTTGTTTATTCCTATTCATCAAGAACCTCCTCAACTTGTAACACAGGGCTGCTTATTCTAAGATAAAGTATAAAAGCCTGAATGTTAAAGAACTTCTAAACAAAAGAGCAATATGATTTTTGACCCTCTTATCTCGGAGATAGCAGCATTGCCGCTAACGATGCTTGTTCGTCCTGCTGACGTGCAGAACGACGACACGCAGACGGCTTGCTGGTGCCCTTTCAGTAAGGAAGAGGGCGATGGTGCTAATACTCCTCATTTTATCATCTATAAGAATGAAAGAGGTGGACTATACAAAGACCCTGTTTCACGTTGGATGTGTACTCGCACGAAACGACAGGGCTATGGTGCTATCGAACTCTATGCGGCTATTCATAACCTTGGCTTCTGGAGTGAACACAAGGGATGTGCTTCTTCTATCACCGTAGAGGGGGAGAACTTGCGCAAGGTGTGCCGTGAACTTGCCGTGAAATGTGGGTACAGCGAAGACGAGATTGCGAAGCGGTGGCCGTCTATCTTGCACCGTGATTATCGTGGTGTCAGCGACCGTCCTTTAACGTCATTCGATTTCCAACCTAAGACCGACTTCACACCACAGGAACTTACAGCTCTTGGGTGTTCGGTATGGGTGGATAGTAGCAATAAGGCTCACTTTGGATTTGATACTGACCGACTGGATAGTAAATGGCATTTTGAGCCTTACTTTATTCAACAGGATTTTGCTATCTATTCCCTTACAGAATGCACCTTACCAGCAGTCAACCGTAACGGTGAACCCGTCAGCGAGAAGATTTATGGTACACCATTCAATCCTCTCTTTCTTGCTTACGTCGACGCAGAAGATGAACGTTGTGGTTGCGTGTTCCGTCCTGCTATGGACGTGCCGCCTATTGTCTTTAGTAATGATGAAGAGGTTAAACCTTCCAAAGTGTCACGATGGTTGTCTGGTGATAGGGTCTTTACCTTTGCTGTAGAACATCGTACTACGGAGTCTACCGCTGTTCGTCGTGCTATAGATACGCTTGATCCTGAGGAAACCGTGACTGAAACTAAACAGGTCTGGACGGAGGGCGAAGATAAAGATGGCGTGCCTAATGGTCGTTGGCAATTGACAGAAGAACCTATCGAAGACAAGGACGTCAAGGCTCAGGGTGTGATTTTTTGCACGACTCCACAGGATGCAGTGGCTACTTATTATCATCTGAAAGCTCTTAGATACACTTTCCCTAAAACACAGCAGAAATGGTTCCACGTAGCATTTAGTTATGGTAAGGTTGATTTCTCACCTGTACATTATAATAAGTTGTCGCGTTTTGCTGAAAGAGTTTATACGCTTTTCCCTAACGACAATCGTAGTGTCCTTGCTGCTCGTGCTATAGGAAGGCGTTATCGTGACATACTGAGAGCATCCTTGCCTCCTAATATGTCCGACCGTCTTTATCTCCGCACTCCTCGTGTCTTTGCACGTCCTGTTCGTACCGTTCGCGACTTCTTCCTTGCTTATCGTATGCCGAAAGAAGAGAGCTTCCTCTATGATGACGACCTTGATCGCCGTTTTGTTGCTTGTATAACTTCGGCTTTAAGTTCTTGTCCTATGGAGAAGAAACAGAAACGAAATACACGTGGACGAGTGAAGGAAGACTATTACGTGATTGACCCTGCTACCGTCTGGGAGTTCATGGCTGCTGAGGGATATGTGCGTGATGTTGATATGGAGTCTACTGATAAGATCGGTCGTTTTGTACATATTAGCGGACCTTTCGCTGACGAGTTAGACGCTCCTTCTATGGTTCAGCGTGTGCAGGAATGTCTGACAGAATATGCACGCCAGAACAACTCTGACCCTGAAGACTATCGCCTAATGGTGCAAGCTATCAGTCGTGACAATAGGGAGGTAAACGAGAAAACTATCGGTTCACTCCCTGCTGTTCAGGTAAACTATAAGGATGGTTATGGCCCAGATGTAGATTACTTCTACTTTCAGAATGGTGCTCTTCGTATTACTAAGGACGACATAACGCTTGTACCTTATTCGCAGATTGATTTTAACATCGACCGTGGTGAGGTAATGCCTTGGCCATTCTATATGCCACAGTCTCATCCTTTCACTATTGAGGAAAATCCTGTTTATCAAGATAGAAAGAAAGCGATAGAGGCTAAGCGTGAACAGAAAGACGACAATGGTCAGCCGCTTTACACCCTTCAGCAGCTCGCAAGCGAAAGTACGGAACTCGCTCTTTGGGCACAAGGTCATCGTTGGATGGTGGACTGGAAAGGTAAGCAAGACAAGGATATGTGTCCGTCTTTACGTGTATTGCGTGGTTTTGCTAACGAGGATTGGAAGACAGAACAAGACCTTCTTCATGCTGGTAAAACGTTTTCTTCAGAAGAGCAACTTGAGTTGGACGGACGTATGGCAAACCTTGTCTTCTGTCTCGGACGTGTCTTGTGGCGTTACCGTGAAAGTAAGTCGAATTGTATTCCTTATCTTGTTGAGAATACTGTCAGTAGTAACGGACGTGCCGAAGGTGGTTCAGGTAAGAGTACTTTCGTGAAGATGTTTGCCGGTTCGTGCTGTTATATCCTCGATATTGACGGTAAGAACATAGAGCCGAGCCGTGATCTTAGTTTCTCGCTTTCCCGTTATGTGCATCGTCATCATCGTGTGGTCCATTGGGAGGATGTCAATCAGAACTTCTCGATTAAGTCGCTTTACAACTATGCAACAGGCTCTTTTGTGACACAAAAGAAATTTGTTGATCCACAGGAAATCAAGTTGTCTGAAGGTCCTGGGCACGTGGTTTCAAGTAACTATCCACTTTCTGATATGGACGATTCAACTATGCGCCGTGTGTGCTTAGGCGGTTTCAGTCATAGATTTAGTGGTGAGAATATTCTGAAAAACAAGGCAGCTCGATATATCTCTGACGTAATGCCCGACTTTAATCCTGTGTCACTCGACAGAATGAGCAACCGCACCCGCTCACAGCTCATTATGATTTGTGCCATTGCTGTACAGTTCGTTATGCGCTTTGATGAAAAGGTTGATGCACAGAAGAAGTATATGGAGCAGCGTACGCTTACTCAGTCGCTTGGCGAGTCTTTCTTGCGTTTCGCTCGTGTATTCTTTGGTCAGGAACACGTTTACGGCGTACCAATCGACCTTGATTCAATGTTGGAAGAGTACAAGGCTGACTATGCCGAAGCGTCTAAGAATAAAAACGATTCGTTCTCTACAAAGGCTTTCAAGCGTCGTGTGATGGATTATTGCGAAACGTGTGGTATCACAATGAACCCACCGCAGATGTTCAGAAAGACAAAGAATGGACAGCCAAGCAAGGCTGAGCAGACAAACTACTTTGCGCACCAGGCTTGGTGTACACGTCGATACTTTGAAGGACGTGAGTGGGAAGGTGATACGACTATTCAGCCGAAGCAGGTTCGTGAGTTAGTTCGCACCGAACACGCTGTTTACTTCTATCGAACAAAGGATAAGGAGCCTGCCGATTATGACGAACTGATGGCAACTTACACCGAGTTCTTGAAACAACCTGACCCTGCGCCTATCCTCGATGATAAGGGCAATGTGGTTGTTCTTACTGATGAAGAGCGACAGCGTTGGCGTGACTTTAAGGACCGTAGACAAGGAAAGTATAGCGGTGGTGGCGGCACTGTTACAACAACAACCCCCACACCTCCCGCAGTTGATGAAAGTGATTTACCTTTTTAATTAAATAGTAACAATATGGCAAGTTTTAATGGAAACATCGACTTATTAAAGCTAAAAGATGCTAAGTTGATGAGTATGGAAGAGAATGGTGCACAACGTAATTACGTTTGTATCCCTTTAGATTTTAATGAGATTTCCGTCAAGGATAATCCTCAAACCCATGAACAGATGGCTGTCTTGCGTGTGAATATCTGGCCTTACAATGAGGCTTATGGTAACGCTATCCGTCAGAAAGCAATCCAACGTGGTGACGACCCTAACAAAAAAGACGTACCAAGTCATGAAATGGTGATGAACTTTACACCCGAGTTTGTTAAGTTCTATGCTAAGGCGGTGGCTAAGAAGGTGATTGATGCTGACGGTGGTAAGCATCCTGAATGGGCTACACAAGACCCAACGGATGAGAACACCTCTCTCTTTAAGGCTGTACGAAATCGTATGAACTTCCGTCTTTGCTCCCTCTATATTCATAAGGCGCAACCAAAGCCACAGGCGGTTTATACGGCTCCTGTTGCACAGGGTGTTTCTGGCTACGTTGCACCTAAGCCTGATGAAGATCCATTTGCAGGTGCACCGACAAACGAGGACGACCTGCCTTTCTAAACTGACTATCTGATGCTCGCTGCTTGTCGTCCCGCACCCTAATTCCGATAGAGAGTAGGGCGGCAGCAGCAGCTTTTCTTGAATAATAATTCACAATAACAACGATATGAAATTTACTTTTCCTATTGCGGAGATGGTCCGCACGTTAAACGTTCTTGGTAAGGTGATTCAGAAGTCTTGCCCTATGCCTATCCTCCAGAACGTACTGATTACTAAGCCAGACCCAAAGGAGGAGGTTTATCTGATGACAGCGGGAAGTGCCGAGAGCATGATGACTATCAAGGTTAATATTACTATGGTAGACGGCACAGCCTTCAAGCCTATCTGTATCCCTCATGGGCAGTTTCTTCAAGTGCTTTCTGCCTTACCTGAGCAGCCTATCACAGTCGAAGTGGATGACAAAACTCGTGAAATCAAGGTACTTTATGACGGTGGTGAGTTTGTTTTTGCCGGCTTTGGCACGGATGAGTATCCTGTATTGAAGTCGTCTCACACTAATCTCGTTACGGTCTCTGTGCCTACCGATATTCTCCTTCCTTGTGTAAGTAATGCGCTCTTAGCATCGGCAAAGAAGAGTGAGCTTCGCCCTGTTCTAAGTTCTGTTTACTTGGATATTAAGGATGACGGTATTACTTTCGTGGGTACTGATGGACATAATCTCTTTCGTTACGTATGGGAGCATGGGGTTCCGTTCATTACTGAGGGTAAAGCTGCTGGCGTAGCTGTTCCGAATATCTTTGTATCTGCTCTCCTTTCTGCTTTCGATAAGGTCAGCGAAGTGAAGGTTTCGTTTGATGGCTATTGTTGCACGGTGTCTGCGGATAATATTACCTTTATCTTCAGTACGAGTGAACAGCGTTATCCAAACTACTCAAGCGTTATCCCAAAAGAACAACCTTATCATATTACGCTCGACCGTGACCGATTGAAGCAGTCGCTTCGACGTGTTTCTATGATGGCAAGCGAGGCGAACAATCTTGTTAAGCTAACTAAGCAGGCTGATGGTCTTCTGTTAGAAGCGGTTGACATTGATTTTGCCCGTAGTGCTAATGAACTTGTTCCTCTTGGCGAGGATAGTAATATCCCTGACGGTTTTACTATCGGTATGAAGTCGTCTTCTCTGTTGAACTTGCTTTCACCTATCGCATCGACTAACGTTGTGCTCAAGTTGATTGATGCTTCTCATGCGCTTGTTCTCACAGAGGAAGGCAATAGTGCGCTAATCTGTATGGTAATGCCAATGGTTGTCTGATTTATGGGAAAGATAAAAGTCTATCTAAGTATGCCTATCAGCGGTCGCCCTCTTAAAGAGGCGATTGCTGAAGGCAAGCGCATCGCTGAAACGCTATCAGCAGCACACCCAAACTGGGAGATTATCAATCCACTTGATATATCAACTGGACTACCCAAAGAGGTTTGGGACCTTCCTGAACGTAAGCGTTACGCAGCCTTTATGGGTGCTGACATAGAAGCTCTCTTAGGTGAAGCGGATGCTGTTGCCTTTACGATGGGAGCCCTTGTTAGTAAGGGGTGCCGTCTGGAAATTTGTTTGGCTAACATCTATAACTTGCCAAGAATTTTCTTAAATGCCGCCGATAACGTTTCCCGTGTCGAGGGAACTAATATGGCGTTGTGCAGAGAGTTAAGAAAAGAAATCAATCAAGAATAATATACCTGACTTATGACAGAGAAAGATATAGAGGAACTCTTAGAAGCTGCTAAAGTAGTAAATCGTTTTCGTTCGTTAGCATCGACGTTTGTGTGTCCTGTTTGTGGCGAACCTCTTGAAGGGGATATAGATTCTATAAGCCTTTCCACCTTGAAACCTTTCGGTAGGCTTTTTTGTCCTAATTGCAGACTTTTCAAGGTTGAAGGTCCAGTTATCTCTGATACTGATGACGGTAAGGACGGGAAGAAACTTTCTCGAAAAGAGATTCTAATAAAGGCTTCCACTGGTGTGGTAGCCGTTGTGGAGAGTTATACTCACCTTACTTTACTTGCTGCTGAACACGAAAAGGACTTCTCGGATAAAGATATTCCATTCCTTAGATAGTGCTGATGATGAATACATATCTCCTTTATAGTATGCCTTTAAGGTGTCACACCTCGTTCGACAATCTCGAGCGTTCAAGAACCTTTTCACGTATGAGAAAGAACAGAAAAGGCTCTACCCCGTATGCGAATAGACGTAATCGTAAACGTAAAAACCGCATAAAGCGAAAGTAAACAACCCTTAAACTTAAACGACCTATGTTTAGTTTCAAAAAGTATTTTGATAAGAAGAAAGAACAAAAACGTATTGCACAGCAACATGTGTTGGAAAAGAAGTGCGTTGATTATTTCGACAAGTCTGTATCTCGAATGACTGGAAGTCTGGAGATGTTGGTAGGCGATATGCCTTTGTCTGTCGAAGGTATCTACTTGCTTGGAAAGTTTATTAACGATAGCTTCCCCTTGCAGGCGGTGAGACTTCATTGTCTTTACGAGGGTAGTCGCCCTGTCTTGTCTTATGGAGATTATCCGCGACGCTCGCCGTATGAATGGTTAACCGCAGTGGAGAATTTCCCTGAGGAACTTTGGCTTTCAGTTGATGACTATCCACGTCCAACCTGTCCTGCGTTGCTCTTGTGCGAGTATGGCGGCGGACATTACGAGGTAGTCAAATATGAAAATAAGACGTGGACAACACAGCTTTGCTTTCCTGTAAAGCCTACTCGCTATTTCGTTCTTAATTTCCTTAAAGATAAAGAGTAACCGTTTTCACGTCATTCTTTAGTCCGCTTCGCCTTTAAGAGTGAACCAAAAGTGTACACTTTGGCAGCATTAAAGTGTACACTTTCAACTCTCAAAAGTGTACACTTTCGCATCATTAAAGTGTACACTTTAGTATCGTCAAAGTGTACACTTTCAGTTTTCGCAGGTATATATCTGTCCTAACTAAAATATAACGTTTAATTATCTTTGTTATATGAAAAGAATGGCAATCAAATACAAGGTGCAGCATCGACGCTCACAGGTGTCTGGTAAGCATTATGCTTCCTTAGCTGCTATCTCTAATGGACGTATCTCTTTAAGCGACCTTTGCGAGGATGTCGCCTCTAAGTCGCACATGGAAGCTCACGAGATTCGTGGAGTAATGGAACGTCTGGCAAGTCGTGCGCAAATACTTCTCTCTCGTGGCTTTCGTGTAGAGTTCGGACCAGTTACTATCTTCCCAAAATTATCCGGTACGCTTACCGATACAGAAACGCACGCTGCTACCGCTGATGACCTTTCTGTAGTGAAAGCAAAGACTACGCTCGGTGCTACCGTTTCCCGAAAGTTTACACGTGACTTTGCTGAAGGTTGTAACTGGCAGAGGATAGACGACTGATGCAGAGAGAGGTGATATGTAGAACTATCTTTAATCCAGAAACGGGGGGGGTAGTAAGAACACTTAAAGCGAACTATTACAAGATGGGTAGTCGGAACTTCCTGTTTCGTTCTGATGGTTTTATCGCATCTTGTGTGTTGATTGAATATGATTTGTAAATTTGTTGGTTGGACACGTGACGATAAAGGAAAGGTTCTAAACTGGCACTTTAAGGATATTTGTAATACGATTACTTCCTCGACTGGTGGGAATGGTAATACCTCTCCTTCTGTGTGCATTAGTAATAATAATTCTAATAAAAGTATGATTGCAAAGATTTATCCTGACGGTCATCCTGACTTGTTGGGAAAGAAAGACCCAACGCATCCTGTGCGTTATTTCGATATTCGTAAATTGACACCGACTGAGTGTTTCCGCTTGATGGGTGTAAGCGATAATGATATTGAGAAGATTAAGCAAAGCGGACTGAGTAAGTCAGCTTGCTATAAATTGGCTGGTAATTCTATCGTTGTTGATTGTCTCTACTATATCTATCGTAATATATGGCTGACCGAAGACGAACAACCACAGACGGGTGATGTTATGAGCTTGTTTGAAGAACCTACTTTTCGTGCTCCATTACCTAAAACTATCAATATGGTTACGTTATGTTCGGGTTATGATTCGCAGTGTTTAGCTATGCAACGTCTTATATCAGATGCTAAACAGAAGGGTTATGATGTGACGTTCGACTTGAAGGCGTGGAGTGAGTTCGACCCTGAAAGTCGTTCTGCCTTGGAGAAGCAGCCGGCGGTTGTGGCACATAACTCTCTTTTTCCTCAGTTTGCTGACCGTAACGTGGGTGATATGACCAAAGCGGATTGGTCGTTTCTGAAGGGTGAAGATATTGATTTGCTTACCTATTCAACTCCTTGCCAGTCTATTTCTCAAGCGGGAAAGCGGACAGGTATTAAACGTGATAGTGGTACTCGCTCTTCTATTTTGTGGTACACAGAGAATGCTATTCGTGCTTTGCGTCCTAAGTTCCTTTTGCAAGAGAATGTTCGTGCGTTGGTTAACAAGGTTAATGTCGATGATTTCAAGGAATGGCAGAAGGTGTGCCAGGATTGTGGTTATACGAATTATTGGACTATTATGAATGCAAAAGACTTTGGTGTTCCACAGAACCGTGAACGTGTCTTTATGCTTTCTGTTCGTAATGACTTGAAGCTCCCTACTTATCGTTTTCCTAAGCCTTTCCGTCTCGACAAGGCTATTGTTGATATTCTTGAGGAGGATGTGAATGAATCTTATTTCTTAAAGCCAGAGAGCATTGTTAAGTTCTTCGAGGCTAATGAAAAGTTAGAAGATACAGGTATTCATTATCTTGTAACTGATCATAAGTTGTCAGATGCGGAGATTGCTAAGGTGCGTGAGGAGGGATGATGTGAAACGAACTGATACTATTCGTGCGAAGTGGTTGCCAAATGGGAATATTCGTTTCTTTAGAAATGATGAAAAGAAGAGTGGGGTAGGTGAGCTTTGTTGTACTGCTTGTTGTAATCCCTCTGCAACCGTAATCTGTGGTGTTGTGGGGTGTGTGATTGTTGATTATGAATTTGATTAATCTTTGCTCGACGGCTGTTTCTTTGCCTAAATTTCTTTTTTGGGGTCAAATGGCTGCTGTGAATGTTTGTACAGGTAATGTTGCTTGTACGCTAAATACTCGGTATGAGTATATGAGTAAAAGTGATTTCTTTTCTTTAGCGCATTTTCCTAAGACCGTGGTTTTGTGTGAATATGATATTTAACTACCCTGTTTTGTACGTTCGTGACGTGCGCCCGTCTGATTCTTCATCGTCTGTACGTATCAGTGCGAGTCGTGGACGTAACCCGTCATCTCCTAAGAAACGGGTAAGGAGTGGAGAAACGTTCTTGCAGTTTGTTGAAATAGGTAGTGGCGTGGTTACGAATACGATTACTTCTGTTTCTAAAGATAACTGGTTATGGATAGAAAAAGACTTATAGGTACATCCGTTCACCCTTTATCCCATAAAATAGAGTGGAGTGGGTGGCTCTCACATTCGCCCGCATTACGCTCGACGGATTACAAATGTCCGCATTGCTTGTTATTTGAATATGAATAAAGGAAATGTCTCTTTGATAGTCTTGGGACGATATTCGCCTTCTCAGAATGGCGTAATCGTGTCTCCTTTTGGCTTTTCTCCTTGCATTGTTGGTGGAGGTACTGGGCATGATACGGACGTACCTAAGATTTTACGTGAACATGACTTGTAGGTTTGTCCCACGTCTCTGTTTTTGTTTTCCTATCTTTGTATCGTCTTCTGTTGGAATTGTCCTTTGGAGAATAAAAAGTGTTTGTATGGTTTCACGATTTGATAATATACTTGAACATTGGGCACAAATTTATCGTCCGCTTTCGCATAACCCAGAAAAGGGCAGCAAGGAGAAAGCTTTCTATCGCATTGATACTATCAATACGCAGAATGAATTTGTGCGCAATGTTAACACCGCTGCTTCACCAGCTTTGGCTTACTCGTCTTTGATAGATGCTGAATTGCACGACTCTTTGAAGACGGTTCATTATCGACATACGTTATATTTCCTTGCTAAACAGCCTCAGGTATCGCTGGCTAAGTCGGCAAAGCAGGACGATGATAATGCTGCTGCTCTGAAGGTTGAAATGGATGAGTGGGTGAATGACTTGCTTATATGGTTGTTCACTGTTCGTAGAAAAGGGAAATGTCCTATAACAGGCAAGGTGTTTAGTGATGTTGACTTACAGGCTTTGCGAGGATTGGATTTAGATAGTGCTTCCTGGGCAACTATTCCTATGATGTATAACGGTTGGTGGGTGTTGGGCTTAGAACTTAACCAGGTGTCTCCTCGTAAACAGTGCATTGAAAATGAACGCTATAAGAAACTTCTTTAGAGTGTATTAAACTCGCGCCATAAGTATTTAATTGAAAGAATGCCTATCACCTGTGAAGGTGGTAGGCATTCGCTATTAATAGTGGTTGAGTTAGTTTGTGTTCCTTTTTATCCTTCCGCTATTCGAGCAGCAAGTGCGTCGATGTCGCTATGCTTTTTACGCATACTTTCTTTCTCACTATTGATTTCTTGTAGCGCACTTTGTACATCTTTCCATAGTGCCATATTCACTTGTTGCGTGATAGGGTTGTAATCTCCTACGGCTATGACGTGATTGGTTGCTTCTTTACTTTCCTTTGCAGCGTTGGTTGTTTCTTCGCTAACTTGAATATATGACCCTTCGTAATTGTCGCCAAGGATGAACAGTTCAAATGGCTTTATCTCAATAGCGTTCTTCTCAGCCTCTTGTACCTCGCTTCTGCGCTGTCTTCGTATGCGCTCTATATCCATCTTGGTCAGCATAGCATACTTTCTTTTTGCACGTCTGACAGCTTTCAACTCCTCGTTGCGGATATAACTATCCCAACTGTCTTGCACTTCCTTATAGTATTGCCAATACGCTACATTCTGTAAGAAGGCTACCCATCCCTGTTCTTTTTGTATCATAAGGATAGCTAACGGCTCCGCTATGAACAGCCTTCTGTTCTTCGTGTCCCACAGCAATAACCCTTTCTTTTCCATTGTTTCTAATGTAGCGAATACTTGTGAAGCGTCCGTTCTTAGTCTCTCACTTTTTGTCTTTCTTGAGAAAAGTTTCTTCAGAAAATTCATATCTATACTTTTTCTTGTTTATATTCTTCGTTCGTCTAATCTCTGTCGCAAATTTAACATTTCACCTTTGTTCGGTAGGGACAAAATTGTTCTCTCGCCCTCTTTGTGATTGACATTTAGTCTTCTCAAATCCTTCTATTCTCACCCTCTTTTATCTCAAAAGGAGACTTCAAGGATGCAAAAGGAGATTTTCGTTTTCTCTCCTTTTCATTTAAGTGGTTGATTTTCAGTACAAAATGCTATTTTTACGTATTTAAAAGGAGAAAAAGACGTTTTTTCTTGATACCCTATATATTATTTTGAAGAAATTTTTCTTGCCAAGTAGCGTTATTTTTCCGTACCTTAAATAGTATATTGCAAATGACTAAAGCTCCGCTTTCACCTTGATTATTAGTATTTTATGGATAGTTGAAAGATAACAAAGAGAGGGGAAATGTACTTGTTTTTCTCTATTTTGCTTTACTTATTTTTTTTCTCAGTGCGCTATAAGTTTATGAAAATATATCTTATTTTCTCCTTTTAAAGTATAACTTGTTGAATTATAGGGATATAAGTTAAGTTTAGTTTCTCCTTTGTGTCTCCTTTTACATCTTTCTGTATCTTTTTATTTTGTTTTTGTCTTTTACAAAATAGGTGATTCAGTCTTTTTGTGTAAAGTCAGGGAGATTTTAAGGCAAAAGGAGATTTTTCACTTTGAGCTTCTCCTTTTGGATGTTGAATGAACTTTTTATGGGGTATTGATGATAGTTGATATAATTTATAGAATGCGACAAATGTTAAAAAAGCGATAGATATTAAATGTTTTCTTTGATTTATTTTGTCAAATTAAAGTAAATGTTTAATTTTGCAACGTAGAATTAAATAAAAGCATTGTCAAATGAATAAAAACTTAAAATCTATGAAGTTTTGCTTTATTCTGGAGATACTTTTGTTATCTTCAACGAATATCTTAGCTTTGCTTTTTATGGATAGTATATATATAAAGATAGGAATGGCGATGTATCTTTTCGTTATTTTCTTCTTTATGGTTCTTCCTATCACACGTAAGAATACTAATGAGGAAATGCGTTTCTTCTTGGATAGGCTTTATTATAAGTCTTATCTTACTGAGATTGGAACACAAATAGCAATTACGATAGTATTCTATTTGCTCAGCTTACTATGGTCTTTGCTTCTATTTGCTGTTGGATTTCACCTGCTGTGGATTTTTGCTTTGCTTATTGAAGTTGTTGGTAAGTGGATTTATTCTAAGTATAATCAAGAACGTGAGGAAGATTAATTATGAGCATCTTTGATGTGAAGTGTAGCGTCTATCGTTCTGCTAAGGATAGGATAGGAACTGGTGATATTACAATTGCTGAGTTTCTTCTTGGTGAACGTTGGAAGGAACCTGTCCTAAGGTTACGGGATATGGTGGCGGAGTATGGTCCACTTGAAGCAAAAAAGCACGAGGACTATAAGCTGACTAAACAGCAGCTGCCAGGTGCTACGCTTTCAGGATTATTCTCAAGGCGTAAAGGTGATTGCTTAATACAGCACACTGGCTTTGTGGCTATAGATATTGACCTTGGGGATAATACAAGTATCGGTAACTTTGGAACCATTCTGCGCACTCTTCGCCATCGTGCCGAGGTCGCTATGTATATGCGTTCATGTTCTGGTACTGGATATTTCGCTTTAATACCATTGGCATATCCTGAACATCATAAGGAGCAGTTCCGTGCTTTACAAAAGGAATATGCAGCGATGGGTATAGTGCTTGATAATGCTTGTAGCGATATAACTCGCATCCGCTTTGCTTCGTATGATGAACATCCTTATGTGAATGAGCAGGCTATTCCTTATAAAGGAATGTATGAATACATTAAACCAAAGTCTGCCGCTAATATTACTCATAGTGTCGGTAACTCTGTTGAGTTTGTTGATAAACTTATTTCAGCAATGGAACGTGACCATCTTGCTCTCCCTCATAGTTATGATCTTTGGCGTGATGTCGGTTTTGCTTTAGCATCATTAGGTGAAAACCCAGGAAGGAGTTTCTTTCATCGTGTTTTTGCTTTGACTTCAAATTATAACCCAGAGGTTTGTGATAGTTATTATAAGGTATTATCAAGGAAAAATTCTGGAAATGGGACCATAACTATTGCTTCTTTCATATCTTTAATTGGGAATATATATAGGACAGGTAGTATTTCTTTTGAAAAACTTCACTTTGCTTCTGATATAGAAAGACGTGTCTTTTGGGCTAAGATTTTAAAGTAGAATGTGTATTTTATAAACTTTTTAATTAAATATTTTTTATGGTGAATAGAATAGTAGAAGTTCAAATTGATTTGGACGACATCGACGAGGATGACCTCGTTGAGTATTTAGAAGATCGTGGCTATCTCGTTGAGAAAGAAGACCTCTCAAGTGATGATGGTAATAGTGCTATTGATACTGGCTATAATGGTCAAGCTAAAAGTGTCGTAAGATATATAAATGACAATGGCGAAGAGACCTTACTAAAGGAAGTTATCTATGAGTTTTTAGGTATGGGTCACTTTAATGATGTTGATACTCTTTGTGAGGAACTAAAAAAGAGATTAAGCTAATGAAAATCCTTAAACCTGAAGTAACTTCTTGGCTATGTCCAGAAGACTGGCACACCTTGGTCGCTCGTGCGGCACGTGTTTGCTATGGTAGTGAGACTGGAAAGCGCACAGCTAAAGATTTGTGCAACTTCTTAGAAAAGCGCAATCACCTATCTATGTTCCGTCATGGGACTAAGTACTTTGTGTTTACGCTTGACGAGGTTAGCGACTATCTTACCATTTCTCGTTTGTTATTCTCTCCGTATATCGGTCTGACTTATAAGAAGACAAAGAAGCAGCGTGTTTATTTTGTTGCTATGAATGTTCAGGCATTTATGGAGTTGACTCCTAATATACATAATGAGTTGGATTTACACGAGGTTAGTCTATCTGAATTTGTTGAAAAGGTTAAGCAGTATAAGCATCCTACTGCTTTTGCATTGATTCGCTATACCGTTTGTGTTACGACACAAATTAGTACGAGCCGCGAACTCAATCGAACCTCACCTAACAACATCGCCGAGCAGAGCACACGTTATGTTAGTTTTGGTAAACGTGGTGGTATAGCTATCTGTGAGCCGCATTGGTACTATAGTGTTTCCAAACTGAAACGTTTCACGGCTCGCCTTGGCTGGCGTGTTGCTGACTTCTTCTATTCACTGATGATGCGAATGGGATTAAAGGCAGAGGATGCTCGTGGCTACCTTCCACTTGATGCAGCAACTCGTGTCGTCTACACCTACAATGTCTTTGAATGGCGACATATATTAGAACTTCGCCTATTGGGAAAGACCGGTAAACCTCATCCGAATGCGAAGCTCGTTGCGCAGATGATTGCAGACGAGTTGCAAGAGACAATAATCGATGTAACAGGAAATGTAAACTATAGAATAATTTGATTTATGGAATTGAACGAATACCAAGAGAAGGCAATGAAAACTTGTATGCCCACGTGCGACAACCTTCTTTATATGTTGACTAACCTTATGGGCGAGGTTGGTGAGTTTGCTGGAAAGATAGCAAAGCACGTACGTAAGGGTGACCTTTATGTTTCTCACGCATCGCATCGTGATGAAAATGGTGATGTACTTCATTCTCAAGCTATCTTGATAACGGATGAAGAAAAGGACGCTTTAGCCAAGGAGGCTGGCGACATTGCTTGGCAGCTTGCAGGCCTTTGTCATGTGATGGGGTGGTCGCTTGAAGACGTTTGTCAACAGAATTTGGATAAGCTCGCTTCACGTCAACAGCGTGGAGTGATAGATGGAAATGGGGACGAACGCTAATGACTGATAGTAGAGTTCCTACAGACCGCAAACGATTACGGGAAGCCTTGTTTGTTCCTCCTTATCATAAACGGCAGCTCACAGATTACCAGTTGGAGTGGCTGAAGGACCATTTTCACGACAAAGAGAATTGCAAACTTGCCTCTACTTTGAATATCTCGCAATCTACCTTACATCGCTTTGCACGTGATTTGAAACTTACAAAGAGTGAAACTGGTATGCGAGCAATAAAGAAGCGGCAGGCGGCTCAGATAAAGAAAGTGTGTGAGGAAAATGGCTACTATGATTCACTTCGAGGTAAAGCCCCCTGCGCTGCTGCTTTGGAAGCTACGCGCCGACTACGTGAGGCGGGCTTTGTTCCTCTTGCACGTCTGAAAGAGATAAGTCCTTATCGCTATCGAAAATGTATGAAGGAGAGATCCGAGAGACGTCGATTACTTATCAGTAAAGAACGTAGGCGCATCCGCTTTGGAATAGAACCGCAGACACGTCTTGGTAAAATCCTACAGCAGAAACCCTTTTCACGTAAAGCTAACTGTTTACGTTATAATATGCTAAAGAAGGGGTATATATTGGGTGATAAGTCGTTTGATAGTGACGAACGTTGGGTAATTTACTATGATAGTGATACTATCCGTTCGGCTATCCGTGAGCGAAATGCTGTGAACTGTGGCTTTAAGATACTTCCTTTACCAATTGAAGAATAGATAACTTAGAATGACTAATTTTGAATTAATGAAGTAAAGCGTATGAAAGTTAGAATTGTTTCTATAGGACTTTTTTGTGAAGTAGATGTAAAACGTGCCTGGTATCTGCCATGGGCTACAGTGTATGCCGGATGCTTGCCTTGGAGAGTTTTTCTATAGTAAGAAGGATTGTATACGCAATAGCATTCAGTGGCTGGGGAGTTGCGACCGCAGTTATTTTGTATCACTTTTTATTCAGTAAGTAGCATGAAAAGAGAAATATTATTCAGAGGGAAGTCTATCGGCACAGGTGAGTGGCTTTACGGATATTTGTTCAACTATGGACTAACAGCACCGAGTAATGTACCTTGTATCAGCGTCTGTGTACCTAAGTCGTGGGAAGAGGCATATAATCTTTACGCCGTCAGTCCTGACACAATTGGGCAGTACACGGGGGTGAAAGACAAGAACGGGGTTAAAATCTTTGATGGGGATATTGTGTGTTTCTCATATATAACAGATGGAATAAATCCCATAGAGATTGAATGTCTTGCAAAGGTTGTTTTTGAAAACGGTTCATTTATGATTAAATGTGTCAAGGGGCATGTTCACAACAGCATGCAAAAGGCATTGTTTGCTATGGATTATTTTAATATAAAAGTAGAGGTGGTTGGCAACATTACAGACAACCCCGAATTAATGAAGTAAAGCGTATGGCTAAGAAAATAATGTTTTCAGATAAGTACTGCCTTACGCAGGCGGTGCTTAACGGCACAAAGACAATGACAAGGAGAAAATTTACCCTGACATTAGATAAAAATGTCGATGGCAAACTAATCCGAGTGTATCCGTCAAAAGTTTTTTTTGATAATGGTAAATGGCTCTTTGATTACGAGGGGGTAATTTATAATCTTCCAAAAGAGAACTATCCACGTTATAAGGTTGGTGATATAGTTGCAATTGCGCAAAGCTACAAAGAAGTTTACCCTAATGCTGACTTTGAAATGGTCGGGAATGGGTTTATGACGGAGTCAGCAGGTTGGAATAATAAGATGTTCGTTAGAGCCAGCTTAATGAAACGCCATATTAGAATTACAGATGTAAAGGTAGAACACTTACAAGACATCTCTGATAAAGAATGTTTGCGTGAGGGTGTAAAAAGAGCATCAATAGGCTTTTATGCAGAAGGTGTAAAGGTTAAGGATTGTGAAAAGGAAGCGCATCGCGAAACGGCTTCTGGATGTTTGAAATTGTTTCCATTTCCACGCTTAGCCTTTGCTTCACTCATTGACAAAATCAGTGGCAATGGCACGTGGGAGCGCAATCCGTGGGTGGTAGCGTATAGTTTTGAATTAGTTGATTAAGCTATGAAAATATTAGTACAATTTAGTGGCGGTAAAGATAGTCAAGCTTGCCTAATCAAGGCTGTAAACGACTATGGAAAAGAAAACGTTACGGCAGTGTTCTGTGACACAGGGTGGGAACACGCTGACACCTATGAGCATATCAACGCTATTGTAGATGTACTTGGTGTTAATTTAGTAACTATCAAAAGTAAGAAGTATAAGGATTTTGTGGATATGAGTATAAAAAAGAAGCGTTTTCCTTCTTTAATGGCAAGGTTCTGTACTTCTGAACTAAAAGTAATACCTATGATAGACTATATTCTCTCACAGGATGAGAGTTTCATCATTATTCAAGGTATTAGAGCAAAGGAAAGTTCTGCACGAGCTGGGTATGATGTTGAATGTTCTTATTTTAAGGACTACTTCAACAATGAAGTAAAAGGTCTATATCGCAAGAAAGATGTGATAGAATGGTGTAAGACACACGATGCTTCTGTCCTGCGACCTATATTCAGATGGTCAGCACAGGATGTTATAGATTATATACTGAAGAATGGACAGCGACCTAATCCTTTGTATGAACGAGGCTTTTCAAGGGTCGGATGTTTTCCTTGTGTGATGTGTAGAAAGCGTGAAGTAAAACTCATCTCAAAAGATGAATGGGCAAGTAAACGTCTACTTAAGGCAGAACAGAAGATGAGAGAAGAAACAGAACGAGGCTCGTCTTTCTTTGCACCGACTTACATACCAAAGCGATTTTGCGCAAATGGTGAATATCCCACGGTACAGGAAGTGTTCAAGTATGTAAATCGTAATGACGCACAGCTTGATATGTTTGAGCCAGACGGAGGTTATAGTTGTATGAGTTTATATCATGGATTATGTGAATGAAGTAAAAACTAAGTAATGAGAAGTGGCTTTAAGATACTTCCTTTACCAGTCGAAGAATAGATAACTTAGTATGAATAACATATATGAATAGAAAAGAAACAGAGGCATTGCTTGCCGAGAAGAGAAAACAAATTTTAGCGTTACAGCAAGAGATGGGACGTATCGGAGAGACATTTCTTGCAGAGAATAAGCTTTTTGAAGTGGGCACTCTTTGCGAGTATAATGGTCGTCAGTTCCGTATTGCTGGCTATAATTACTATTTTGAGCCTAATGTCCTTATTAATCCGATGAAGCAGAATGGCAAGCCTTCCCGTCTTGTGCGTTACCTCAGAGGTGTAGCTTGGGACGACTTGAAAGACAAGTTGACTGTGATAGGCTTCGCAGAGGATTAGATAGATGTTGTTACGTAATAATAAACGAATATGAATAGTAAGATTACACCTGTCTGTATGGCAGAAGAGTACTGGGCAAATAGTCAGTTGTCTGTTGTAAGACATTTTGGTGAGATGAATTTCAATGGACATCATTATATCATCGTAAACAAAGAGGGTATCAGTGTCCTTGAATTGTCCGACCCAAAGAGCAAGCATTACGCAAAGGATGGTATGGCTATCCCAGCAGGCGAGCCGTGCGACTTGATACTTGCGGACTTTCAACCCTATTACCGTTCCTTAGGTCGTGATGCCTTCCTTGAGGTCTTGAAAGAGAAGCCTTCTATGGATCTAAAAGTCTTAAAGCGTATCTATAAAGAAAAGATTCGTAAATAAACTATGCGATCAACAGAACGAAACTATAAGCAAGCTGCCCTTGCTGTCTTACTAACCTTGAAGAGGGAGTATGACGCTTGTGCTACGCTTGAGGATGTGATAAATGAAATTGAAACAGAACTATTAGGTTAGGAAGGTTGGTTTGTATTATAAGAATAGGCAAAAGAATAAGTTGAACATTTAAACAATAGATTTTATATGAAAGAATAATGGATTGAAACCTCCGTAAAGTATGATAAGACTATGGAGGATGGCTCTATGAAGAGCGTTACAGAGAAGTATTTAGTATCAGCCTTATCGTTTACTGAGGCTGAGACGAATATTACTGAAGAGATGAAGCATTATATTTCTGGTGATTTCTCGGTGGACGCCGTACGCACGGCACGTTATGCAGAAGTCTTTGCCTCTAAGGATTCTGAGTCTGATTATTGGTACAAAGTGCAGGTGGCGGTTATTGGTCTTGATGAAAAAACTGGCAAAGAAAAGCGTCATTCGCTAAAGTTTCTTGTTCAGGCAAAAACTGTTCGTGGTGCGCTTCAGTTGTTTGATGAAGAATTTGGTAAGACGCTTATGGAGTATGAGGTGGAAGCCGTGGCTCTAACTAAAATCTTTGATGTCTTTGGATTGAAAGAAAAGGAAGGGGGAGAATAGTTTTCATAGCAGATTTTTATAGTCAACTTGTGTTATTTATTATTCTTATTTGATATTTGTTTCTTATGGATAAAGAAGAACTTATGAAACTGAACGAGGAGTATGTTGAGCATCTAAATGCTATGGATGCCTTATGTGAGCGTATGGGAAGAAATTATCTTTATATGGATAGCTTCGCAATACTTCACATGGCAAAAACAGATATGACAGGAATATCTGAAATACTCTTGTTTAATATGTTGCGGCAAGAAAGCGTGTTTGAGTTGTTTCGCAAATGTGTTGAGCCTGCTGCAAAGGTAAGGAAAGAAAATCCTGCTTGGCTCCAGGAACTGATAGAGATGGACAATGAAGTTCAGACACAGTATGCTGTAGATAGTTTGTTGAAGTCTAACGGGATGAAACGAGAAGGGCAGTAAGTCGGCATAGATTGCTATAATAACTCATAAAAGGGTGATATAGCAAGGCAAAGCGGGTTACTATAGTAACTCTAAGCGTCTTGCTATACTAACCCGAAGTGACTTACTATAGCAACTGAAAACGCTGTATTTTCTGTCCCTACGTAAGTTTATAAATGAACTATCTTTGTGATGATAATTCTAATGTTCAACCTTAAAAAGAATGTATATTATGGCAAGAGTCAAATATACCGTAAGGGAAAACAAAAAGTTAGGTAAGCATAGCTTCTATGCTGTTCCTATTCCTAACGACACTCTGACCTTTGCAGAGCTTTGTCGTGAGGCGTGTGATAACACCTCTATCGAGCCTTCTATTATGCAGGCGGCAGTGACTGACTTTATGAAAGTCGTTCAGCGCAATGTGCTGAAAGGTTTCCGTTGCAATTTAGGAGACAAGTTCTTAACAGTCTATCCTAACCTTCAGTGTTCGGTAAAAGACACCGACAAGGTTACGGCTACGGCTAAGATGGTCAATGCAGCTAATGGCAGAAGCCGTTTAGGTTGTACGGTGAGCATCAAGTTCAGTCAGCAGTTTGCCGCAGAGGTGAGCTGGCAGAAGGTGGACGACCGTGGCGTTGCTATCGAGGAAGACAACATTGTTGAGGAGGGCAAGGAACATCAGCCGGGCGGCAAGCCTGGTGGTGGTGGTGGTGCGGGAGTTAATCCGCCTTTGCCTGGAGGAACGGTAGAGGGATAATAGCTGGCATTTCTTTTATAGTTTTATAGTTATTATAATCTTCGTTAAGGTCGGTCTGCGTAAGAGTCTTTATCTTGCATACTGAAACTTGCCTAAGCGGACTGACCTTTTTCTTTTTCGCCCGTGCGACTGCCACACGGATAGGCAGAGGAAATAAGGCTATGATTGCCGAAAGCTGAGGACAAAGTGCGGTTCGACTCCGCACACGGGCACAAGTAGTAATTGAGAAAGTAAAGGACAATATGAGTAAAGTCGTGAGAATAATCGGACGTGGATTTATGATGTCATTCGTAACCATCTATATCGTGGTTGCTTATGTTCTGTATGTGCCATACGTTTTTTTCCGTGCACTGGCAGATTTAGACGAGTTCGGTGATTTCGTGAGAAATACGACAACTTTACTTCTAACACCATTGAAGGTATTCTTTAAGATGCGTTCAAAATCACGAGAAGAAAAGCTATGAGCAAGGCAAATACTTACATACAACGTGCGGCAGACTTCCTGCGTACTATAGACAACGATAGCGACACTCAGGCTGACCTGCGTAAGAAACAAGAGCTTCGTTGGCACGACCTTCAGGTGCTTCGTAGATATGAAGCCTATCGACGTGGGTCGGGTTCATTTGAGGATTGTCCGCCTCCGAAGGTTGTTACCGCCTCACTTGAAAGGGTTATCAGAGAACTGAAAAGTCATTTTTAAGAGTAGTTGCCCTATCGTTACATAAGCACTCTTATGATAAATAAACCCTAAACCATATATAAACAAATGAGTAAAAAAAACAAAGCAAAAGAGACTTCTCCCGCTGCTGCCCCACAGAAGAAGGTAGACAGCAGAGTAGAACACCCAAGTTACTATAACGCTCACCCATCAGGTGTAGAGTGCATTGACATTGTTCGACATTATAACTTCAATGTTGGCAACGTGATTAACTACCTTTGGCGACATGGCTTAAAGCGTGAAGAAGGTATGAACAATAAGGCAAAAGCACTGGAGGACTTGCGTAATGCACGTTTCTATCTTGATGATGAAATTAAGAGATTGGAGCGTGAAGCCGTTAAGGAAGACAGAGAACTTTGTCGTAAACATATTCAAAGTTATGTCATCCCATTCAGTGATATTGTTTCTGCTTCTCGTCTTCTTCGTGAACTTCTCAATACTGAGGGCAAGGCTAAAAGCAAGAAAGGAGGCCGCTAATGTCAGCACAGAAGAAGAAAGTTAATACTCGTGAGATAGCAAAGACCTTTATGAGTCCGACAGTTCACGCCTTTTCGCTTGACAATCTTAAAGGAGAAGAGTACGGTGATGTGCTTGATATGCTCTTCCACGAAAAAGAATGGACAGAACGTATCGAAAAGCGCAACCGCCTCTATCATAGTATAGATCGTATGCCAGAGCAGAACCGTCCGGCTGCTATTCGTGCCTTGAAAGATGCTGATACTTGGCTGGGCAATCGTCTGTTGCAGACGTTGGTGATGAAGTCGGTCCATGTAGGGACGATAGAACACAAGCCATTGAAGGAGTATTACACTGAACTGCCTAAGGACAAGGAATCAATGGCAAAGCAAGATAAGATCTCCTTCCTCTTGAACGCAACCGTCTTTCTATGCGATATTATCGAAAGTAAGATTAAGGACGTAAACACCTTGCTCCGTGAGTTGTTCAACGATAATTCTATGGGCTTTGAACAGATGGACGGTGTGCTGATAGCCCTTAGACAGATGAATGATTTCTTTGAAGCTACTCGTGATAAGGGTTCAACAGCAGAGAAGGAAATCTTTGCCGACTATGCAGAAAGCATAGAGAAGTATATGGACGGTCGTATGAAGACTTATCTCGAACGTATTAAGAAGATACGCTTGGAGAACAGTAAGAAGTAAGGACTATGGCGAATATCTATCTGCAAGTGCAGTCTTACGTAGCGGCTTATTACCGCAATCGTGATGACAGTAACGTTTTAGGAGTGAACGACCCTGTTAAGTTCTGCTCCTTCTCGCAAGAGCAATTCGTTCTGCAATCCTCCTTGGTACCGCTCAGCGCACAGTTGCAAGCGCACTCGAGATGCTATTCAGCAAGCGTGTGGAACACAATGCTTACAGGTAAGTCGCCTATTACGGGCAACTTACTTGTTAAGCGTGACCGCCACGATTGGCTTACCTACAGCGAGGTTTGTACTATGATGAGTACACGCTACTTGCCGCAGAAGGATAATTGTGATTACCTTTGTATTGCTATCCCTGACACGGTAATGATAGGCAATACACAGCACAGGACGACCACACTCTTTGCGCTTGATCATACGGCTTCCTTCCAGTTGCAACGTCTACTTCATGACGAGTTCGTACGCGCTTTGCTTACTTGGTATCAGTCAGATTTAGAGTTTTGCGCTGAGAAAGGTATATCACGCTCACGCATTGAGATGCTTGAACGCTTCATGCTTCACTATGACATCCCTGTCGGACCGTCTAAGATAGAGCGTGATAGTTTGCGTAGATTGCTGAACCGTTGGCTATCTCAATCGCTGTCGCCTTCTTTTGCTCGTGTGTCTGTAAACAATACGGATATAACCCGACTTAATGGGAAAGAGGAACTAACTTAATAGCTTTCTTGTGTCGTTTCCTTATGTTAAATATCTTCTAAATGAATGTTAAATAATTTAATCAAATAGGCTATCTTTTTAACGCTAAATTGTTTTCGTGTTTTTTGATAGTATTTTGACTTATAATTTCTTAAAATATGGATAGTAGTTTGTCTTGTAAGGAGTTGTTCCTTGATGATATAGTTAAGTTGGAAATCTTTCCCGCTGATCAGTGTCGCTTTCCTTTGCCAGCTAATCTTGCCTTGTCTGAGATGTCTGGTGCGGTCTTTAGTGAACATTGTCTGACGATTGACTTAACGGGTGAAGCGGATGTACAGGCGACAGATGTTCCTACGTTGAAGATTAGCACTGCTCGTTCTATGGCAGGACTGACTTATACACACGATTTGCAAGTATCGGTTCAGTTTGGTGCACCTCTTGTTTCAGCGGCTATCGTGTATCTGAAAAACGCTGATTTCCACGTAGTTTACACGAAAGCCGACGGTACTCGGTGGTTGTCTTATTCGTTGTGGAATACGTCGTTGATTGACTTTGACGATACCCACGCTACGGCTCGTGCTTGTCAGTTGAAAGTGAAACTGTCATCTATGAGTGACTTGATACAGTTGAAATAAGTTCGTTCTATATAATATAAGGTATAGTTTGTATTTTTGCAGGCCATAAAAACATTTTGGCGTGTTTTGACAAGGTAGATAGATTCGTTCTTGGATAACATTCTTTTTGTCTTGAATGACAGAAGAAAACCTTGTTCGTTTGCCTTGGAGCTCGTGAGAGTTCCAAGGCTTTTTTGTTTGGAAATGTTGCCCAAAAATGTCAAATACGCTTATAAATAAGTCCTTACTTCGTCTTTTTGCCTTCATACATTTGCACTGTACAATTTTATTAACCAAACTGTATGAACGGATTACTTGAAATATTAACGACACGCAAATGGATGATCTCGCCTGAGTTTGTTCATTCTATTCGTGATGTTATTGAGCGTAATATGAATGGGCATGCTTCCCTTGGCTTAGGTGTTAAGTCTATGGGATACACAGCTGCTGTTGGTAGTAATGGTATTGTTGAGTATGCAACTAATGAAGAAGGTGTTGGTGCTTGGGAGCCTAAGAATATGACTAAGCCCTTCTTTAATGTCGTTTCCGTTGACGGTCCTATTACACGTAATGGCGGGGCTTGTAGCTATGGCTCTATTGAATTTCGTGATATGGTTTTCGAGGCAGCTAACAATCCTTTGTGCCTCGGTCATCTCTTTGTTATCAATACGCCAGGCGGTTCAGCTTGGGCAAAGAACGACTTTCAGCAGGCTATAGATTACGCACATGACAGGAACCAGCCTGTATTGGCTTTTGTAGATGGAATGTGTTGCTCGGCTGGTATGTATCTCGCTGCTTTGTGTGACGAACGCTATTACATGCACCCAAAGGATGAAATTGGTTGTATTGGTGTAATGGCTGCTTTCTACACACAGAAAGACGGTAGCAAGAACGAATATACAAACGAAACCTACCACGAGCTCTATGACCCAGAGTCTTTTGAAAAGAACAAGTGGGTTCGTGATGTCGCTAATGACGATAAGACTGATTTACTTGTTGCTGACCTTGCTGCCTTAGGTGTTGAGTTCCGTACAGACGTAAAGGCTAACTGTCCTAATGCGACTGACGAGCATTTACACGGTAAAATCTTTGCCGCTGAAGACGTTAAGGGCATCCTTATGGATGGTCAGAGTACAGTGCTTGGCTGTTTCCAAAGAATTAAGTTGTTGGCTAAGCAACGTGGAAATAAAGCCTCTGAATCTTTGAGTGAACAATCAAAATCAAATTTGAATATGGATAAGAAGTATCAGAACATCGCTACTGCGTGTGGCGTGAACGAGTTGGTTATGACAGAGGAGGGTACACATCTCGACCTCTCTTTGTGCGATAAGCTCGCTGAGACGCTTGGTCAGGCTGAGGAAACTAAGACAGCTCTTGACAAGGCGAACGAGACTATTAAGGGTTTGGAACAGCAGTTAGAGGAAACGAAAGCGGCATCCGAACAGGAGAGAAACAACGACTTTGAAGGTCTGAAGAAAGAGCAGGAGGCTGCTATTGCGGCTCTTACCGAGGCTAACGAGAAGGCTATGGCAGAGGCAAAGGCTGAAGCAGATAAGGCTATCGAGGCTTTGAAGGCTGAACTTGATGCTGCTAAGACTACTCTGAAAGAGGCTGAGCAGAAGATTGCTGACCGTGATGAGCAGATTCAGACTTTGACAGCATCCCCTGCTGAGACTGAGGGCGAGGAAGGTCCTGCTTCTAATGGTACTGGTGCTGAGCAGTCACACTTGGTAATTGGAGTTCCTCTGTATGACCCTACAAAGTCGCCTTCAGAGAACAGACGTGCAATGGAAGAGTACGATCGTAAGTTGCAGGCAGCTATTGGCTCTAAAACCTCAATCTAAGGTATTCTTCCTATAAAAAGTATTTATTCAATAAACTTATAAAGATATGGCAAAAGCAGAATTTATTGGTCTTCTCGCACTGACTCACATTGCTGATCAGTTCACACCACAGATTATCATGGGTGCAAGCTACTTCCGTCCTGAAGAGATGGACCGCCTGCACATTAAGGTGATTTCTGGTATTCAGTTCCGCAACACCGCAACGGTGATGGCTCGCAAGGGCGGTACCACTCGACGCAAAGTTGTTGGCAGAAAGGTTGACAATCCTATTGGCTTCTTGAAGGAGCGTGTTCTTACAGCTAAGCAGACTATGAACCGCTTCAGCGACAATCAGGATAACTATGTTGAGACACCTTACCAAGTGGAAGGTAGTTCAGACTACAGCTATCCTATGTCAGAAGCAGCTTTCAAGGCTATCACCGCTACCTATGGTGAAGACTTGTTTGCAAACCTCTTCCATGGCGACCTTGCCAATGATGAGAACGGAGAGAAGGGTGCTCTTTCTTTGTTCGACGGTTTCCTGACTTGCATTAAGCATGATGTCGAGGATGGTCTTATCAGTGAAGCTATGGGTAACCTTGTTAACTGTGATGCTATTACTGCTCCTACTTCATCTACTGACACCGCAGCTTGGGACGCTTTTTGTGCATGGCAGCAGAAGTGGAATGGCTCATTGAAGAACCAGCTCAAGGTCATTGTTTACTGCTCTACTAAGACAGGAACGGCTTTAGCGAGAGCATACGCTAACGTTTGGCATGGTAATCAAGGTGTAAGATACCTTCAGGTGAACGGCATCGAAACTTACAACTTTACCGTACCAGAGTACCCTAACATCGAGTTCGCTCCATCGGATATTTATGGTGAAGGTGACAAGTTGATTGCTACCATCCCAGAGAACTTCCAGTATGGTGTGAACAGCGAAGACAGTCGAAGCAAAATCTCTGTCAAGTTGGGTAGCGACACTGATAACCTTGATATTACCTTCCAGGTAGAGAGTATTCAGGGTGCTCGTCTCCTTAATCCGTTTGCTTCTGCGTTCTGTATGAGTAACGGTACTCTTGTCGAGAAGGTTGTTCTTGGTGACTTCACTCGTGCTATTTTCGCTGTTTCTGCGAATGACGACGCACTTGGTACTGTAACGGTCAATAGTGCTGCACCAGATCCTAAGAAGGACTACGCTGCTAACGAAACACTTACTTTGAAGGCAACTCCAAAGGGAAGCAATAAGTTCGTTAAATGGAGCAACGGTAAGACTACTCCAGAAATCACCGTTGTAACAACTGGTTATCCAGACGCTATCGTTGCGCTTTTCTCTAAGTAATAATTATTAAGTTTATCGGCAGAGACTTTTCTCTGCCGAAGACTTTTAGCAATAAAGAAATAAAAGATTATATATATGGCAGTAACAGTTCAGTGCCCAACTATGGGTGATATTCTCGCCGGCAATCAGTGCTTGGAGAATTTTGCTGGTCTTGGTTCTACGGTTTATGTTGGTCTGAAAGAAGACTTGCTTGAACCTATGAAACTGACCGACGGTGTTTACACAACCCCTAAGTTTAAGAGCGGTAAGGGTCTTTATCGTTTCGACTGTAAAGACGATGCTCAGCAAATTCAGGGCTCTTCTTTGAAGAATAACAAGGGTTTTGAGTTGACTGGTCATTTTGTTATCGACGCAGTTAGTAAGCTCACGGCTAAGTATTCACGTTCAGTGAATAACCTCAAGTTGTTCTTCATCTTCCTTGATGGTGAGGAAGATTCACAGATTTTGTACGACCCAACTCGCAACGTTCGTTTCGATGATGGTGGTATCAAGTCTGATACTGGTAAGGAGGCTAAGGATGAACGTACAACGACTTTCGAGTGCAAGCTCGGTCCTGTTCGCTATGATCATCTCTACGTTACCCCACCAACTACAGGTGGCTGGGACTCTCTTCTTGCTAACAAGGCTACTGTACTCCCTGGTGGATAAATTAATATTTTTTCCTGCCTAATAAATGGATTGATAGGTTTTTTATGTTTAGGGTTGCCCCTCACGTTTGGAAGTGTCCGTTCGTGAGGGGCTTTTTCGTGTCCTTTCTTTTTGGGTAAGTTTCTGGTCTAAAAAGTTCCTATTGTTATGTCTTTTGTTTAATGCCTTCTCCCCTTTTTTGTCCTATACAGGGGAAGTTATCTTATTACCTTTGTATAGAACAAAAGCAAATCACAGAATGCTTTTCATTAAGTTTCATAGACTTTTAGCGAATGGATAAACTCTTTTCTACATTAAGTGCAGAAGAACGACAGGCGTGGATAGCTGATTTTCAAACGTGGGTAGCATCTAAGTTTCCTGTATTGGAAGATGCGTCGTGTGCTTGGTCATCTGAAGATAGAGAGCAAATGGCGTTTGGTTTAAACTTGATTAATGCCTTTCCTTTCTGTCGTTCTTTTGTCGCTGATTCCTTAATGTTCCAAGACTATAATAGGCGTGTGACAGCGATGCGCCGTTGTATTAATCAAGTCTTAGAGGAGGTTAAGAAGGAAGTATCATTACAGGCTATAGACCTCTCAGACCCGAAGTTACTTGTTCGTCATCGTGGTCGACCTACAAAGTTAGAGCAAAAAGCTCGTGCCTTGGAGGAGGAACGAAAACAGAAAGAAGCCGAAGTTGAACACCCTTCTTTGTTTGAAGAAGACGAAATGAAGAACGAGCCTGTTGCACTTCATACTGTAAGTGGTGGTGCTGGTTATGGTACTTTGCTCCATCTTGACCAGTGGAAATGGTTAATGAGTAAAGATTTGCAAGAGGCTGTTGATACCATTCGTGACTTGCGTTCTAATGCTGCTGCTGCTGCTGAGAAAGCCAAGGCTTTGGCTGAAGCTGGTGTTGAGCCTGATAAGGTTAGTGTTTATGCTAAAGAAGCTGCTAAGAGTACCGAAGCCTATGAGCGTATCTATGAACGTGTAGATGATGAGTTAGCTACTGTTTATGTTCGTTTGAAGGAGGATAGTACCTATAAGAAACAGATGCAGAAACGAAAGGTACAAATACCAGAGTTGCGCTCTTTGTTGCGCCCTTATTACGACCGACAGCCAGAAGGATTTAAGGAGAAGGTAATTCAAAGTATTATGGATAATGATCCTCGTCAGGCAGCTATTCGTGAGAAGCATAAAGCCTTGAAATGTCGTGTTGATGCAATACGTAAGTATCTTTTACGCACTGATAAGCCTAATACTCCTAAACGTATTCAGACGATGACTGAAAGGGTTAAAGAACTGGAGAAACTTATAGGCAAAGCAGAAACAGAGCCTTACTATAAGGTGTTAGAGGCAGCAAAGAATAATCCTTATGTGAAACCTAAAAAGACAAAAGCATAATGAGCAGACCTTCGCAAAACTACCTTGACAAGGTAGAAAAGTGGTTAATGGGTGGGTTAACCCTTGACCGTATGGCAATGACCCTTGATCAGAAATTTCGTGCTAAGTTGGTTTATGAAGCATATCAAGTATGGTTGCAAGATAAACAGATACGTCCTACCGACCTTATGCGTCGTCTTGCAGCTCGTGAATATCCCATTTTGTTACAGAAGGCAAGCGAGGGAGACGAAGCCGCTTTAGAGGTTGTTCGTTTGTTGAATATCCGTGAAGGAGTACCACGTAGCTTTACTGAAATATCTAATGATGTTTCTGTGTTCAATTGGATTGTTGGGCGTTTCGATACAGGTATAGAACATATTGAGAAGGCGAAAGTCGTTGATGCGTCTGACTGGCTTATTCGTGAAGGAATGAAGATGGGTGATGTCCGTGCGGTAAAGAGTGGTGCAGACATAAAGATGCAACTTAATAATAACTTCAATGAGAAAGAAGATGCTGCCTCTAAAATGCCTACGACAGAAATTAATATTACAGGTGATGTTTCTATTATAAAGAGTGATAGAGTGAACTATACGCCTGAAGAACGTAAGCGTCTTGCTAAGCGTTTCAATCTTTCTGAGAAGGAGTTTACGGATATGATTCAAAATGAAGATGGTACGTGGGAAATGCCAGCAGAAGATACAGAAAAGGAATTTACTCCTGATGTTTTCGACCCGACACAAGAACAACGTCCATTATAAAACCTAAGATTATGCAGCGACGTGATGTATATATGAACCATAAACAGCAGCAGATATTCTATGCGAATGCACGGGATGTCCGTCTTCTTGCTGCTCGTCGATTTGGAAAGACTGATGGCTCTATTGGACCACGTATCTATTCTGTTAGTATGAGTATGCCACGTGGAACTAATCTCTGGTTGGGAAATAGCCGTAAGCAGCTTTACACAAGAACTGTGCCTGGTACGATAGCGGCTATTGAGCGTTTTTTTGGTTTACGTGAAGGCGAACACTTTGGATGGGGGAGACCGCCACGTTGGGTACCGAAGCCTATCTTACAACCTAAGACATGGGATAACGTGATATGGTTTGCCAATGGTAGCATTTGGCAACTTATCTCTTTGGCAGTTTCTGGTTCTGCAAATAGTATTACCGCAAACTCTATTGTGGCCGATGAGTGTAAGTTTATGTCGAAGTCTAAGATTGACGGAGAGGTTATGCCAGCTCTCTCTGGTATAACGCATCCGCTTGCAGATCCTGCTTTCTCTGAAAGTAATCCTTTGTATAAGTCTACTTTCTTTGCTTCTGATGCGTCTTTAACGGCTAAAGGTAACTGGCTGGAGAAAGAAGAAGATAAGCTTGACCTTGAACTAACTGACGGTATATTTAAGGGAAAAACCTATCGTGACATACAAAATGAACTAACACATTATGCAGATAGGGTTATTTACTTCAATGAACTTCTGCGCAATGCAAAAGCAACAGGACGTGAGGTTATGGTTGTCAGACCTGAAAAGCGTGCTGCTATTCAAGCGTTAGCGGCTCAGGCGATAGCTCATGAAGGACCGTTCAAGATTATGCCACGTAATTGGAAGAACATAAATAAGTCATTCGTTGATATGCTTATCAATTATAAACTTATCGACCCCAATGATGCCGAAATGCTCTTTAATCACGAGTACTTGATAACTCCTGATGAGCATTTTGAACTTTCAATGCTTCGTAATTCAAAGAAATATGCACGACACATAAACGACCTACGTTGTAATGCTTTCGCTTTCTATCGTGCATCGACGTTTGATAACATAGACTTGATAGGTGCTGATTATATTGCGAAGATGAAACGTGACTTGCCGCCAGTTGTCTTTGCTATTTCTATTGGAAACATGAAGGCTGTCAAGAGCAATGACGGCTTTTATTCTAATCTTGATATAGAACACGTCCACGGTTACATACCAGACGACTGTCCGGCTATTGAGAACGCTATGCACCTTCGCATAGCAAGTACGGTAAGCGGAGGATGTAAGATAGATACTGAATATGAAACACCCGACTTTAGAGAGCTACAGGAAGTAAAGGATTGTACGCTTGATGGTGATGTAATAGAAAACCAACCGCTTTTTATTGCCTTTGACTTTAATGCAAACATAAACTGGGTTGTAACGGGACAGCAGTATAAGCGTGATGGAGTTGATGCCTTAAATGTGGTATCTTCTATGTTTGTTAAGAATGAACGTAAGTTGCGTGAGCTGTTGCAAGATTGGAATAAGTATTACACTCCGCATCGTTCTCATTGCAAGGAGGTGTTTTTCTTCTATGATTCTACAGCTAAATTCAAAGTTTACGCTGTGCAATCTGAAGATTATAAGGACACAATTATAGCCGACCTGACTAAGTATGGTTGGACGGTACATCCTATTGATATGGGTTCTCCGATGCAACATGAACAGAAATACAAAGAGATTAACGAGTGCCTTGCTGGTGCAGCTTATCCTGCCGTTCGCTTTAATAGAGATAACAACGAGGCTTTGATAGTTGCTTTGCAGACAGCTGAGGTTAGTATCGGTTATAAAGGATTTAGAAAAGACAAGTCAGGAGAGAAACTCAGCGAGGAAGCCGATGATGCGGTAAGACTGGAATATAGAACGGACGGCACAGATGCTTTCGATACATTACTCATTGGTGTTAAGCGTTTTTTATACCGTATGAGTGGAATGTGTTTCCCAAGTGGAACATGTACGTAAACTATATTCTTGTGTATTTCAAAAGTGTACACTTTGGTATCACTGATAAACTTTAAGTAGTCCACCCTTGCTATAGCAAGTGGTATATAGATAAAGGTTAAGTAGATTATGAGTAAAGACTGGACAGGAAACAGAGTTTCTTTATTTAAGACGATTGGCGCAAGCAATCATTGTGCACATGAACGTCAACAGGACGATTATTACGCAACAGAACCGAAGGCTACAGAGTGGCTTTTGAAGTTAGAACGCTTTGAAGGCCCTATCCTTGAGCCTTCATGTGGAGAGGGGCATATCTCGAAGGTACTTATAGATGGTGGCTATCAGGTTGTTAGTCGTGACTTAATAGACCGTGGCTATGGCTCTGTTGCCGATTTTCTTTCTAAGGATAACGCAGAATGGAATGGCGACATCGTTACCAATCCTCCTTATAAATATGCACAAGAGTTCGTTGAGAAAGCATTGCAGATAATACCAGAGGGGCATAAGGTTGCAATGTTTCTTAAACTACAATTCTTGGAAGGTAAGCATCGCAGAATGTTGTTTGACGCTATGCCTCCTAAGCGTATTTGGGTGAGTACGTCGCGATTGAAGTGTGCGATGAATGGTGAATTTGAGAATATGACAGGTAGTGCAGCATCTTATGCTTGGTTTGTTTGGGAGAAAGGCTTCAGTGGTGACCCGATTATAAAGTGGTTCAATTAACTTCTGTCCTATCTTTATCCTTCGTCTTTCTTACCTTTGTTATAACAAAACATTAAGGATATGCCTTATAAACAACCACAGCAATCGTTTCAGTCTTTGCGCAATTATACTGAGAAATTCTCTTGGATTGAGGCGCGAACTGGACTACGTACGACAGGATATAACCCTCCAAAGGGAGCGCAGGATGTACAGCGTGTTCCCTTCTTTGTACGTTTTGTTACTCAGAGTGGACGGCTTGAAGAGGGTAACGTGGTCTGTTTGAAAGTAAATAGACGTAGGCATCAACGAATGATTCAGTTTGTTGAAAGTCAAGAGATACGCATCCTCTGTGATTATCTTGTTATTGAAGTCGATGGTATAAGAATTTTAACGCATTAAGGATATGGCTACTAAGATTAAGAGTAAGAGAAACATAGTCCGAGTTGTCGGCTCGGAGAAGCTAAAGGAGAGAATGGGCTACCTTGAGTCTCAAGGTTATGCTGTCCTTCGTCCTGGAGGTATTAAGGGGAATGATGCTGCTGATGAGACTTGGCACGACTTCTTTTCTAACCAGATGACCGCTGGTGTTGGAGGAGGAAAAGGTGGACGTAAATCCGTACCTACGCTCTTTGCCAGCAGCGGTTCAGAACAAGCGGTTTCTGAGAATGTGGGTACGAAAGGACTTGGTTGGATAGAATGGGGAGTAGGCAACAGATTGCCTAATGTTGTCTCTCTGCTTTGTGGTATTCTTCCTTACACAGCGGCTGGTTTGAAATTCAACACAGACCTCTGTGCAGGTCTTGGTCCTGAGCCAATGTATCGCTACACACAGTATGTTGGCGGGAATATTACTACGAAAGAAATTCCATATTCAGAAGCAAGCAAACTTATCTCAGGCTTGATCATCGACCGACTTCGTGAGATTAAGAACTTAGAGAATAGTGATTCTTCTGTGTTTGGAACGATAATAAAGAACGATAATACAACTTTAATCGCCCAACTAAATAAGGAAATTGAAGACTTGAAAATCGACCTTTCTGTATGGGAAAGAACGGCTCCCGAGGTGGCAGAGTTTCAAGAGCGTAACAATCTTGCACAGACTTATCTTCAGCTTTCTGGTGATACTCAGATGTTGGGAATGTGTTTCCCAGAGTTACAACTCAACTCTCAAGAACTTGATGAGCGTGGAAAACCGGTAAAGACAACGCTTTGGAAGCCTAAGGTTGTAGGTATTGGCTACCGTTCAGCACATACTTGCCGTTTGGAACGTATGGACGACCATAATAAGATTAATTATGTTTATGTTAGTAATCGTTGGTTAGATCAGCCCGTAGCGTCAGTGCAAGAAGCATCTTCTAAAGTAGTTGCTTATCCTGCTTTGTCTATACAAACCCCACTGGCTGACTTGAAAGCTGCTGTGCGAACGGCACGAGATAATAATGTCAGTGCCAAGAACCGCCCTACCCGATTCATATTCCCTTCAAGCTATCCGACTGTAGGTCGTCCTTACTATCCGTCTCCAGCATGGCATAGCGTCTTTGTTGGTGATGTGTATGAGTATATTGCGACTATCATCTCTGACCGTTTCAACCGTCGTAAAAATAGTAATGTTATTGGTCGCGTGATTTATATTCACAACGACTATATGCAGCAACTCTTCATTCAAGCACAGGCACAGAGTGATGCAGATAAACAGAATGAGATACGTGATAAGTTGTATAGGGACATCAACACGTGGCTTAGTAATCGAGACAATAGCGGTCAGTCTCTCCTTGCCTTCACCTTTATGGGTACTGATGGTAAAGAGCATAAGAGCTTTGAAATCGTAGAGGTTGAGAGCAGTAGTAAGTCGGTCGCTGATGCGAATGAAAAGGAAACAGCCGAGGTGGCAAGTATCATCTTTATGGCTATGGGACTTGATGCGAAACTGCTTGGCTCTACCCCACTCTCCCTTGTTGGTCAGAGTAGTGGTACTGACTTGCGCATCCGTTTTGGTGTGAAACAAGTTCAGATGGCACCGACACAAAAGATAATGCTAAAGAGCCTTGAGGTGGCGAGCCGTTTTAATGAATGGGATAAGCATCTTGTTTGGCGTATCAATCGTGAGGTGCTTACCACGCTTGATAGTAGTAAAACAGGTATTACCCAAAAAGAAGAGGAGGCATAAACTATGTTGATAACAACGACTAATGAACTTAGGCTTTATTCGCCTGCAAACGCAATAGATGCTATAGAAACTCTGACGGGCTTCATTGATAGTAGCGAGCACGATTTCCTTGAAGAAAAGTTAGGAAAGGATTTGTTCGTGTTGTTGCAGAAGTATTATCGTGGTCTTGGTGAAGCGGGCATTATGACCCTAATTGAAAGTATTCAGCGTAACGAAACGCTTTTACCCTATTCACAGTTACTAATGTTGGCTCAGCGTTGTGTCTGCTTTGATGCCTTGGGTAGAGCTATTGATATGCAGGCTATTAGCGTGAATGGTTCGGGTGTGAACGTAGCAACCTCTGACGATTATGGTAAGGCAGATAAAGATGCTATCAGTGCATACAAACAGACCTGTTATAAGGAATCTCATTCAGCCGTAAACCGCTTGCTCATTGTACTTGAAGAGTGGATGCGTGAGGTTGCGTCTGTAACTGAAGAAGGCAAAGACACTGATGAGTACCGAGAGAAAAAGGAAATTACTGATGCTTGGCAGAAAAGTCGATATTTCTTCCTTGTTGGTTCTTTGTTGATTCCTTCGGCACAGGTGCTGCAAGAGTACGTTAATATATATGACAATCGTGAGAAGTACATTACGCTTTTGCCTGATTTGCGTTATATTCAAGAGGATATTCTTGCACCAGTTGTAGGTGAGGATTTGTTAGATTTCCTTACAGACAATGCTATTAAAGGTACAAAAGATAAGAAACTCGCAAGGCTTATTCATCGTTTACGTAAGGCGATGGTAAAGCATCTTATTGCAAGAACAAACTTCTTGAAGCTGTCTGCTCCTGACCTTGCTACCGTTCATAATGAAGCCGTCTTAATGGTGAATAATTGCGTCGATTATATACGTATGTATCAGTCTGACTTTATTACCTTGGCAAAGGGTGCTATGGAAGCCTCGCCTATCTATGACGCTTCAGCAAATAAGGTTCGTGAACCCTACGAACCGACATTTAAGAACAATGAGGACGGGAATGTTATGTTTGTTATACCAGCTTTGAGTTAAATATGTTTGAAGAAAAACGACACATTGACCTTCGTCTTCCTCGTTCTTGGAACGACTGTTCCACGGAGGACCTCCGTATTGTTGCACGTGTTTTGATGTCCTGTGCTTCAAAAGCAACCCGTTACAAGCCTTTCTCCTTGAAGGAAGTAAAGATTGCTCTCTTCTTTGCCTTTACAGGTCTTGAAATCGTAGAGCCTATTAATCCTCGTGTTGACGTAGAACGGCAATATTATGTGGTACGCTTTCGTGACAAGTCTTTCAGTTGGTTGCATCGTGCGTGGCGTTGGTGTCGTAAACGGCTGACAGGTGAAGACCCGTCTGTATTCAACCTTTATCTTTGGCAAATCTCCTCTTGGATTGAGCCTGAGAAAGACTTGAATAGTGGGCGGATTATCCGTGCAGGTCTGCTTGACTGGTTGGACTGTGAGGGGAATAATCACCTATTTATTTTTCCATTCCAAGAGATAAAGCGTAGTCGTTCTTGGTGGCGACGTAAACGTGTCTTTCGTGGTCCTGAAACGTTAATGCAAGACTTTACTTGGCAGCGTTATCGTTTCGTTCAAGATTACATGGAGCATTATGTTACACAACAAAACCTATTGCTTCAGATGCAGGAAAAGGGTGATCAAGTCAGTGATAGGGACTTGATGAAACAAGAAAAGGCTACCGACCTCGCTCGTGCTTGCTTCTTAGCAGTCTTGTATAAGGCTAAAATTCGTGTAGTTGAAGATAAAACACAACGTATTCGTTTTGATTTTGAATATCAGAGTAACCAAGTTACGGATTATGCACCTTACTTTAGGAACTTTCCTGAAGAAGATTGGCAGGTTATTCGCTTTTGGTGGGAAGGTATGATGTTCTATTTGCAAACAGAATATCCGCGTTGCTTTAAGCGTCAAGTTGTGAAAGGACAGCCAAAGCAAAACAATCCGCTTGAACTCTATACTCGTACAACGGCAACTATGCAAAAGTATCTTGGTTTAGATGAGACGGAGGTTAATAGTCAGTTCTTCCAACTTGTATTGCAGCACATGGATAATATGGCTAAAGAGAATGATGAACTTGAAAGGATAAAGGGTAGTTAATGGTATTTATATCGTAGCTTTATGTTTATATATTGGTAGTGTTGCCTTCATTGTCCGTGATGGATAGTGAAGGCTTTTTTAATTGCTTTTGTCCCATAGTCTCTTGTTTTGTTTCTTATCTTTGCTATATAAATGATTTGATTATGGCAAATATTGATGCTAAGTTTGAACGATTCAAGAAGCTCTGTACAGATATTCTTTCTCAGAGTGGAAATTGTAAGGAGAGTCAAGCCGACATGGCAGCAGCTAATACAGTACCAGAGTTGGTAGCTGTGTGGCTTAAGTATTGGCATGGACTTATTACAGAAGTTCCACAACAGACTATCGCCGCTCTTTTTGAGGTTTATGATGATTATAAAGACGAGATAAATGCTGCTGGTGTTTATTTTAACGAGAGCACTAATAAAGGTGAGGTTCTTGTTGGTGACTGTCCTAACGTCTTAAAGTTTAGAGATAAGGCTAAGGTTTATGTACTTGGTAAAGCCGAAGTTTGTGCTTATGATCATGTCTATGTTTATGCGAATAATGAAGAAGCAAAGATTTTATTGAATGATTACTCTCGTGGTAATATTCATAAAAGTACAGTCCATGCTTGTGATTGGTCCTCTATTATTACAGATTCTAAAAAGGTTTTTTGTTCTGATGCTGCTACGGTTGACATTACTGGTGGGGTTGTTTATGATGATGGTCATCGTGAGATAAATGCTTATAAAGGCACTGTGGTTTATTCAGACTTAAAGAAAGCTATCCTTTTGGATAATACATCTAAATTATTAAAGAAAAATAGTTAATGAAATCACACGTTACTATAAAGGCAAAAAGAAAACCACTTGTTCTGCCTGACGATTTTACGCTTGATATTGATGATCAGAACCCTCTGTTTAACGAAACAGAAATGTTCTCCTACCCTGTCAACATACCTTTGATAGGTAATCGTTTCCTTGTAGGTAATGTTGATAGCGCAATAAGTGATATTCGTCCTGTTCAGTTGGAGCATACCCCTATGCGTATTCTCGTTGATGGTCTTCCCTTTCGTAGTGGTACTGCTGTCCTTGCCGATGATGACGAGGTAGAAGATGGCGTGTCTATGAATATAGCTTCTTCTTCGCAAAGTTTCGATAGCCTTATCGGGGATTTGTCTTGCCAAGACATACCCGTGAAGGATAAAATTCAGATCGGAGAGAAGATTGGTAATCTTGTTAGCGAAGTTACATATTCTTTTAAAGCGAAGATTACCCACAAAGGTAAGAAGGGCAGAAAGTTGTACACTTCTGATAAAGATGGTATTGCTAATGGTACATTTGAACCGCAGGCATTAGGTTTCTCTTATCCAGGTGTATGTGTAGTTTCTGGTAATAAAGAAAAGGCAGAGAGAAAGACAACCTTATCCTATCCAAATAAAAACTCTGTTACTGTTCCAAAGGTTAAAACAAGTTTTATAAATGTCTCAGAGGCTTATCCTACAAAGCCTTATTGTAATGCTCGTGTTTGTTATAAGCATTTAGGACTGAATGATGATGGAACTACGAGCGATAGCGTTATTGCAGCAAAAGACGCTACTAATACTAATGAGGATGCTTATCCTTATTGGGTCTTGGATGCTGACCGCCCGCAGTCTGGTATCTGTTTCTATGTGCTTTACTTTCTTGATTGTTTGTTTGAGCATTTAGGAGTGTCGTTTGATAAGAGTGCATTAACAGAAATAGGTGATTTCAATCGACTTTGTTTCTTTACCACTCATTGCAAGTATGATACTGTTCCTATTCATGGTGAAGGCGAGAAAACGTATATCTGGAAAAAGAGTGTTATAAAAGATTCTAAGGATCGTATTATAGAGTCTACCGACACACTTTGTCTTGGTTCTTTATTGTTAAAGGCAAATAGTATAGCGAAGATTGATGAGTTTTATTACTTTTCCGATTCTCAATCTGAAATGCCTATTATACCTCTGTCTGAAACAGAACTGAATGGTTGGAAAGCCTCTCCTTCTGAAGCTACAGAGGAAAATCCTTATGTCTGGAATGTGGAAATATTTACATACGCAGATGGCACAAAAACAGTTGGTATCCCTCATTTTCTTTGTACGTACAAACAAAAAACTATTGCGTCTATTGAGCATCAATATGCACCAAGTGATAATACTGTAACATCTCCTATAAATAAATGGACGACTACTCCTCCGCAACATGAGGACGCTAATCCTTTCTTCACAAATATAGATGATATAAACGAGTGGTTGGATAGTCGTGGTTGCGGTGGTAGATTAAAGTTTGAGGATGAAGGTTCTAAGGACGTTTCCAGTTTTACTGTTCGTTACGGTGATAATGGTGAATCTATGACCTTCTCAGTTGGTGATGGCTCTATTCAATCAATCTCTATTGAGTCAAAGGCTAAGACACATAAAGTGTCTGGTAATATTCTCGCTATGTACGCAAATAGTGAGAATTTCCCAAAGGAGAGTGTTAGTACTGTCATTAAGTCATTAGAGAATAGTTTTGGTATTAAGTTCTACTATGACTATGAGCAGAAGAAGGTAACGGCTTATTTGCTTCGTAAAGTTTTCCGTGATCAGGCGCAACCGATAGACCTTCCTTGTAAGGTTATCTCTATGCGTAAGGTTAATGAGAAAATTACAGGTGTCCGTATGTGTTATTCAGCAGAGAGTGATACAAAGGAACAGCGACAGAATATCAAACAGAATAAGAAAGACTATAATACTGATTACGACTATATCGAGTATCCTCGTTCAAGAACGGTGACTAATAAAGTCTATGGTCAGATTTTCAAAGCTTTGTCATCCTCTGATATGAACGTCTATGTTGATAAAACAACGGGTAACGCTTATCGTGTAAAGGTGGATAGTGAAGCTAAGGATGCTAACTCTTTACATCCAGCTTTATTTGAGGTTGGTGCTTTCAAAGGCGTTGAGTTAGGCGATTGTTCTAAGATGAATGAAGACTATGTTCAGGAGTTTAGTAGTGAATTTACTCCGATGGTTTTTAATGATGTAAACTATCAGAATGAAATCGCTCTTGCCTCTGGTTCAGCTACAGGTGTTGACGAAAAAGGACGACGTGGTTCTGTTTCAAACATCAACGCAAAGCGTAGGCAGCCTATTTTATCGGCTTTCATAGATGAGGAAATGGAACACGAGTTTGTCTTACAGAAGATTCGTAATCTATTGTCTACTTCTTGGGCTGATTTCTATCTGACAGAGGAACTTCGTTTGCGTGAGAGTTATGACACTACAAAAACAGATGATGGCAACTCTCCCTTGCAATCGCACGACTGGGGACTTTCTATTGCTATTATGCGTGGCGGTGGTATTGACTCTACGATTGAAAAATATTCTTTCGATTATGATGGTTTTGGAAACAGTAAGTGGCGAACTGTGGCAGGTCAATATGCTCTAACCTCCGACTCTATTGATATGATGGGTAACGAGTTTGATTATAATGGTGTGCAGCCTGGTGTTGGTAATGAAGAGAGATTCTCACTGAAGATTCGAGCTTTCAAACAGCCAGATTGGTCGCCTGTGCCTCTGTGTAATCCTGATGTTATGAACGAGAATGGAACGGTTGAGACTAAGATTCGTACGCGTGGATTGTTTGATACTTTTATGTCGGAGTTTGCTTATTTCCTTCTTAATCGAAAGAAATATCGTATCCGTTTGTTAGCTACTCCAGCGGCTATTGCTGATATACCGAACCATTGGCTTCAGCGTTATCGTATTAATGGGGTTACTGGTTATATAAATAAGGTGTCTTACTCTCTTTCAGCAAAAGAGGGTATAAAGGATATTGAAATTGAATTTTACGCATTATGATTATGAAGAGTGAGGTTGAATATTTTATTTACAGCTACTTGACCCGATTGTTTGGTCCTAAGTACTTGTTGGATTATAGAACTGATTTAACAAAAGACCTTGGGTTATCCAGTATGGATCTTTTGCAAATCGTGATGGACGTTGAGACTCGTTTTAATATCTTTATTGACCCGTCTCAATTCCAACAGGACCGTTCTATTGGGACTATTGTTAGTGTTATTACAAACATAATTAGAGAACAACATGGCTTCTAATCTCGTCTTAAAATCTGGCTCACCGCACATTGGTTCGCCTATTACTTATAAGGTAACGGCTGCTTCGCTCACGGGTATCATTTCTTTCCATAGGGTTGTCGTAAAGGTGAAGGCAGCTCTTAGCACTGATACTGATTGGACTATTACGCAGGTTTCTACTCCTGTTAATGAAGGCGAAATCGTTGAGTTAGATATTTCTTCTGCTCTTCAGGCTGTTGCCGACCGCTATCAGTACGAACCTATCCCGCCTACGGCTTATCCGTTCGTGAAATATTCGCTTTCTGCCTATGATGAGTATATGCAAAATGGTGAGGTTCATCAGACGGAGGAAATAAGTAATGAAGGTGGTAATGCTCTCTTTGGTGCTAAGACCGACTTAGAAAGGCTCTTTAGTGATGGGAATAGTACCGCACAACATTTCTCTCGAAAACCTAAGTCTGAGTATGAAATTGTTTCCGTTGGAGAGTCTGTTGTTGTTCCTCAGTCCTTCCCTGCTCCTGTGTCGTTGGGTAATGTAACGACTGGCCCCTCCTCTGCCGTCTTCCCTGTAACAACAGCTGGCATGCAAACGATAGGCGGACGTGATTTCTACGCTTTGAATAGTTCTTCGCCTGATCGTCTTGAGTTTCGCTTTGTGAATGGCTTGGGATGTCTTGAGAGCATATCTCTTCTTTCGCTTCGTTCGGTAGAGGTGAATATTACAAGTGAGACTTATATTCGTTCTGTTCAGGAAACATTTGGTAACTTTTCACGTGGTTTAATTACAAAACAGAATGATTATGAAACGTGGAAACTATCAAGTGGACCTGTCAGTCCCGCAATGCAAGCGTGGTTTCTTCATGAGTTCCTTATGACTTCGGCAGCTTGGATAAAGGTAGGAACTGTGTTTATCCCTTGTCATATCGTACCAGAAGAAACTGTGACGGGTGTCAATCGTGCAGATGGTTCTATGCGTGAGGTTCATTTCTCTGTACAGTTTGATATTAATGGCTCGCCTGAATTTAGTTGAATAGGGTAAATGTCCTCTCCTACCCTATTTAGGCTTAATACGTAAAGTATATACTTTAGCATCATAAGGTATATACTTTATTGCGTTAAAGTATATACTTTACGTTTTGTGGGTATATTCACTCCTCTTTTTATTAGTCTTATTTTGCCTGTCCCTAAATAATTCTGTCCCACACATTCCTTATGTCAATTTTATCTTTGCATAAAACAATGATAAAATATGAAAGAAGCAAGCGCAAGTAATTATTGGATTAGTTCCACGGCTTTGAGTATAACGCTTAATGCTATGGGTGATGCTGACTATATTCAGGCAAATGTAGCCAGTGGTGCTATGATAATGTGTTATATGCGTAACATAGACGGATTGGGCTATGATGCAGGACATAACTATCGCCGTTGGAATTTGATAGCCAACCCAACTTATTTCAATTCTACAACCGAGAAATATGTCTATGCTGCTATCCCCCGCAAGCAGCAAGATAATGGCACGGCATTGATTGTATTCCCTTCTGAGCGTGTTGATATTTATGGTAAGTCAGCGACTGAAGTTCAGCTTGGCTCTGAAGATTATTATTACATCTTCCTCGGTGGTGTTATCAGTCCTTCGGTTGTTGGCGGTGTGTTGCAAAACAGAACGTGGACACAACGCGTTGATACCGGTAAATTGGCTTCTGACGAAGCTATCGCTGCTGGCGGTGATAATACTTGGTGGATCTATAATGCTGTTGATGATACGGTGACATTTCTGAAGGCTATTGTTCGTGCCGCATTCGATAATATCGAGGCTAAGTATGCGACCGTAAAGAACCTTATTATCGGTGGAGAAACTTTGACGGGTGTCGCTAATGATGAAACGCCAAAGAACTCTCGTGTCGACGTGGTTACGCCTGACTATCTTTTTGGTAATTCTGATGCTCGATATGTTCGTAAGGATATTGATGATAGGGTTTCTTCTATTCTTACTTTCCTTAATGGCGTTCATTTTGGAGAAGACTTTGAGAAAGATCTTCATGGTGCTGGCATTTATCGAGACGAACAAGGAAGTTGGCATATTGACACGGATTACATTCACGCACGAAAGAAACTGACAGCAGAAGAGGTGGAGGTAATGAAGACATCTCACATTAAGGGTAAGGTCGTCAACTCTGCTGGTGGCTTTGTTATCTCACGAATAGAGAAGATTAATGGTGCTTGGAGGTGTTATTTTGTTCAGCAGGATAGTGAAGGGCGTAGGGTGTATAACTCCATGCGTAAGGACGACTTGGCGCTATGCGAAACATTCAACTTGATAGATGCTGGCGGTCAGCTGTCTAATCACTATTGGCATAGGCGTGTTGTTGAGGTTGGAACGGATTATGTCGACATTGCTGATAACACGAATGCGGAAAACTATGCAAGTGGTAGCGATGTTCCACAGGTAGGTGACGAGGTGGTGCAGTTGGGTAACCTTACAGTTAAGGAAAGGCAGAGTGCTATCATACAGTCAGCTGCTGGTGAGGGTGCGCCTTACTTTAAAATTATAAAGGGTATCAATTCTTTTATCCTCCCTCCTCCTATCTTCTTATTTGATAAGCAGAAATTCGAGATAAGGGTTGAGAACCCTGCTAATCGTGGTAAGTATATCCGCCTGCAAGACTTCTTGGAGACGATGCAAGGACGCATCAATGCCGTTCAACAGCAGTCAGATAAACAGCTGGTGATTTGGTTTGGTGATGCCGTTCCTTCTATCACTACAGAACCTGCTAATGAATGGACAGACGATGCTACTAAGGAATTGCATGAGCATGACATCTATTACAATCGCTCATACGTTGAGACAGGCGGAGGTCGTGCTTATTCTTTCGAGCGAAACCCTGATGGCTCTTTCTCTTGGCACGAGATTACGGACGCTGATGTGTTGAAATCGCTTGAAGCAGCTAAGCACGCACAGGACACAGCTGATGGTAAGCGTAGAGTATTTGTACATGAGCAGCCTGTACCTCCGTATGATAAGGGCGACCAGTGGAGTAACGCTACCTTTGAAAATAAGTACCGCAACGACTTGCTCGTTTGTGTTCGTCCGAAAGCGACTGGCGAGCCTTTCGATATTAAAGATTGGCAGTCTGCTCAGCATTATACCACAAAGCAGTTTGAAGCAGAGTTTAATGTTGGTGGCAAATCAATCTCTGCTGTTGTGACAGACTTGCGAACAGGTCTTAAGCGTGTCGGATTCAATCTTGATGGTGAGAATAGTACCTTTGACATTGTAGCAGACACCTTCAAGGTGGTTACAACTACTGGCAATGTTCCGTTCTTTACCAGTGGGGAAAAGCTAAATGCTTATTTTATTGATGCAAAGTCAATAGTCGCTAAAGGCATCAAGGCTCAGACTATCGATGCGGGAGGAGCTACTTTTCAAAATCTCACCGTTACTGGTGATAGTACATTTGAGGGTACACTCAAAGGCACAAGTGGCTCGTTTACTTCGTTAGATTGCCTTGACAATAGCGGACATAAGGTTGGTGGTATTAAATTCGGAACTCTGGGAAATAAGAGCTATATGGCTTTTACAGGCGATTTCGGAATGTGGGGCGAAACAACGGGTGACATTCGTAAGCGTTTCCCTAATTTTTATGCAACCAACGTTTATTGTAACAGTCAGTTTGGGCATAAGTCAAGAGTATGTGCGGTTATAAGGGACGAGGAAATGTTTGTCTATAATGATGGGCATATTGACTCAAATGGTATTCGCATAATGTTGACTTTTGGGCTTAAAGAGATAAATGGTCGTAAGACTAATTATTATAAGATTCCGATGTACTCTCCTGGTTTCGGTGGTGAATATGGAGCGGTGATGGACATCGATAATCCAAAGGCTCAAAAGGGTTCGCAAACCTATCTTGATGAACTTCCAGTAGGCATCCCTATTGACGTTGTAATCTTCAACTGTACGCGAGAATGTGTTTATGACTTTATTGGTATGGGTTACGGTAAGCAGTGGACGGTGATAAATGGGAATGACGATACTTCGGTCACTATTTGTTGTCACGGAGGTACGTTTGGTGTCCATGGCGGATATATTTTGGATTGCTGCTATGTCAATCCTGCTTGGTTGTCGCCGTCATCGGTTGATGTAACCAGTCCCGGCGCAGGTGTCATGGTGGGCAGAGAGTTGGATATGAATTGGTAGCAACATTATTAATTTAAAATAAAGTAATATGAAAAAACTTTTAGATTGTATTTACAGGATTTTCGAGAAGCTCGCAGCCATTGGCAGCGACAAGTTTCTGCATTTACTTGTAGGTCTTATCTTAGCATTCGTGCTTGGTAGACTGTTTGCTAACGTTGAAGCGTGGGCGTATCCTGCTATTGTTGGCGTGTTGCTGCTAATGGTGGCAAAAGAGTGTGTTGATTATTACATCCGCAAGGAGCAGTTCGATTGGAGGGATGTAGTTGCTGGTCTACTGGGTGCAGTTGTCGGAGTCTTAATGTGTCTGCTATGAACTATTTAGAGCAATTCAAATACGTAATGTGTAGCGTAATCAGCGGAATGCTGAGTCTGTTTTTCCCCATACGTGATTTCATGTACGCAATGTTGATTGTGTTTGGTGTCAACTATATCTTCGGATTAGTTGCAGGACTGAAACATGGCGAGGAGTGGAATTTGAAAAAGTCAATGGTGTTCTTCTATCATTGTTGTTTATTCTTCGTAATGTCAGCTTCTATTTTCATTACAGGCTATTTCCTCCATGCTGGGGAAGAGACGCTCGGAGTTGTGAAAGCATTGTGCGGTGTGGCTATATGGTTCTACTCAACGAACATCGTCAGAAATTGGCGGATGATGCTGATTGAGGATACTACCATGTGGAAAGTAGCCGGCTTCGTTTACTATGTTCTGACACTGAAAGCGATAGACAAAGTACCGTTCCTTAGTGAGTATCTTAAGAGTGCGCACGTGAATGTAGATGATGATAAACCAAAATTTGATTAGTTATGGCAAATTTCTCAATAGCGGAGCTGGTACAATCCAGCACCGCTGAACAATTAAAGATAAACAATAACCCTCCTACTATTGTGAGAGTTCACCTTACCGAGACGATAACTCTTTTAGAGGCTATTCGTTCTGAATGGGGTAAATATTGTGAGCGTCACAAAATCGAGAACCCTGCTATCCGTGTGACAAGTGGCTACCGCTCACCAGAACTGAACAAGGCTGTAGGAGGTGTAAAAAACTCTGCACATGTAGAGGGCTACGCTGCTGACTTGCAGCCTGTCAATGGTAAGCAGACTGAGTTTGAACGCTTCATGGCTAACGAGTTCTCCAAAATGGGGTACTCCTACGATCAAATTATCGTGGAAAGAAGTAAGACTTCTCGATGGGTACATGTTGCCTACAAGAATACCGACGGACGACAGAGGAGACAGTGTTTCAAACTTAAAGTGTAACAAAGTGAGGGAGAAAAACTCCCTCACCTAAATCGAAAGAGTATGAATAGATCTATAAATACATCTTGTAAACTATTAATTTGCGTCCTTGTAACAATGTGCGTTGGCTGTCGGACAAAGAAGTCGGTCGCTATTGAAAGCGTCAAGCAAACGTATAATAGTGAGCAGGTGACAACAGAGCGAAACGAAAAGCATATATCGCTTATCGACACAACTAACATAGACGAACTAACAAGTGTAATACGTGAGTTTGTTTTTGAAGTTCCTTGCCTGGAGGATAGTTCTGCTGCCAACGCAAATGTCGGGAGCAAAGTGCCAATGGTTGAATATAAAACCGACGGCAGCATCATAATTAATCGAGGTTTGAAATCGATTAAAGAGCGAATTGAAAGCCGCAGAAACGAAAAAAGAGGGCTGTCAGAGAAAAAGGATAGTGCTGCTAACAAGCAGACTAATACGAAAGTCAACTTCTCTGAAAACAAACGACATAAAGATAAGCACGTTGAGCAGGTGCAGATAGCAGAGCCTTTCAGATGGTGGCAAATTATAATGGGCTTGCTGGTGTTGTCTATTGTTGTCTTTGGACTAAAATTTAAGCCAAGTATAAAAGGCTTCCTCCTCAAGATTTTCAACAGAATAAATTAAACGTGTTGAATGAAGCACATCAAGGTCTATATAACAGAAAGCCGTACGAAAGATAACCGCTTCGCACAAGCTTCTATCCGTGGCATCGAAGATAATACGGGTGAGAGTTATTCTTCCTCTCACCCTAAACTACTTCAAGACATCATCTGTCACGCTCTATCTCTTGCACATGGAGTTGATATAGAAGGTAATAACGGTTTTACTTATACATTCCCATTCAAGCTATCATAATATGTCAATAGAAAAACTCTACTTAGAACATAAACAGACAGGCGGACGACTGACCGCTGATGAGTTTAACAAGTTACCCGAGAAGGTCAACGAACTCGTTGATGCGCAGAACACGGAGGAGGAGCGTGTGAAGAAGGTCGTGTCAAAGAACCGCCCCTCGCTCGGACAGCTCTCCAACGTAAATACTGAGGTTGACGAACTCACCTCTGATACGTGTGTACTCGTATGGAATGGTGATCAGTGGGTCCCAATGAAGTTATCTGAACTTAATATTGGGCAAGGTGGTGGAGGACAGCAGCAGACTATCCTCTATTACTTACGTGCTGTCAATCAATCTCCTTCTACTACTCTCTCTGCCTCTAAGTCAGCAGGGGAGTGTACGGTTAAGTTCATGTTCGTGTCAAGAACTAAGGATGTAGGACAGGCGGATTATATTGATAGCGGTGAGTGGGGAACGTACGAAATTTTCGCTAAGGCTGGTGATGGAACTTTCGTTAGTAAGGCTCGTGGTAGATGTCAGTCTAATACCGTGACGACTGTTGATGTATTCAAGTTCCTTGAGAGCGGACAAAACAATATCATGGTGAAGATTACTGGTGAGGTTACAGGGCAAACCTCCCCTGCGTTGGTGTATTCGATTACGCTGTCTGCACTCTTCCTTTCTATATCTGAGTTCAACTGGTGGAAGGCATACCAAGGTGATATTGTATTACCTTGCTACATCAGCGGTAACATCAGTAAGACACTACACGTGAAGATTACAGGTGAAGGCTACGAGCAGACGTATGAGCGACAGTTCGGTACCGCAACTTATACCTCGTCGCCAGTGGCATATACCGTGCCATTTACGAATAAGACGGGGCTCTTCCACCTGTCTGCTTGGTTGTCAAATGAAGATAATACGGTCCAGACTACTCCAGTAGGTTACGACTTCATGGCTGTTGCAAACAACGAAGCTGTGAAGATGGTTGTCGTGAACAATAAGGCAGAGAAACTTCTTAACTGGTACGAGAATAAGGTACTGGAATATGCAGTATATGACGGCAAGGCGGTAACGACACCGCTGTCTATCTTGATGAAGAAGGATAACGAGGTGCTGCAAGAGAATGTGTCAGGAAATACACTGACACAAACCAAGATGCAATATACCTTATCTCTTGAAGTCGAGACAATCGATAACTCTGATTTCACAGCGTTAATCGGATTCAGAACTCACCCAACAGACGAGGTGCGTTTGCGTGATGCAATTCCATTCCCTGTGGATAACTCACAGGGTTACTCTGCTACTGCCGGAGCGGTATTCTATTTCAATGCAAAGAACAGAAACAACACCGACACCGACCGCAACATTCTTCGCAATCTCATCAACTCTGATCATGTCGGTGCAGAGTGGCAGAACGTAGCCTTCTCACGTGACGGCTGGGTGACGGACGATGAAGGTGCACGCACATTGCGACTGCTCGCAGGTTCACGTCTTACTATTGATTACAAGCCGTTCGCAAAGGAAGCAGCGCAATCGGGTAAGACCATCGAAATTGACTATCAGATTAACAACACTTCTGATTACGATGCAGCGTGTATCTCTATTGCAATGCCTTATCAGAAGGGTTATATCGGATTGAAAGTGAAGCCTTCTTCTATTATGTTCGCAACTCGTAGTGAGCATAACAGTGATGTGCAGGCGATGAGTACTGACGATGGTGTGCGCATTCGCCTGGCACTCGTAATTAGTCCTAAGAAGTACACCTACGTCTTGAATGGAAATACCTATTACCTTAACCTCGTGTACCTCTATATTGACGGCATCGAAGCTCGTAAGTTTGCCTACTTGCTTACCGATTCTATGCAGATAGGCTCAGGCGGTGACATTGTCATAGGGTCGGATAAGGCTGATGTAGATTTGTATTCTATTCGCATCTATGACAGCGCAATGGACGCTGCTAATGTGCATCAGGACTATATCAACGCTTTGTCGACCGTGGGTGAGAAGAGTGCTGAGAAATTGGATAATGACATCTACGACATCCTCGGTACCACAGTCGACTTTGATAAGGTCCGTGGAAAAATAAACGTGTTTACCTTTGATAAGCCCCTACCAGCGTATGAATATGGTAAATCCTACAAGCCTAAAGGCACGCTTGAAATATACCCGAAAGACGGTAATACCAATCTTAACCGCTTGACGATTACCAATCTTCAATTACAAGGTCAAGGTACATCTTCTATGCTTTACTACCTATGGAACTGGAAGGCAAAGATTGCGAAAGACACGACCATCGTATATGAGGACGGACTGACAGAACAGAAGAAGTTTGAGTTATTTAAAAACCTGCCTAAAATCTCTAAACTGACAGCGAAGAAGAACATCGCATCTTCAATGCAATACCACAAGATGGGCTCTGTAAATTCTTTTACCGACCTATGGAAAGCAGTAGGCTTAACTAACGAAGGTATCGAGCAGAGCAGCGAATCTCGTGTCTCTATCTATCAAGAGACATTCGTTGGATTCGAAAAACAAACAGCAGAAGACGGAACTGTGACGTATAAGTTTGTTGGTTTGTTCACTATCGGTCCTGATAAAGGTGATGCAGCCACCTTTGGATATGACAAGGACCTTTTCCCCGACCTCTTATCTATCGAAGGCTCTGATAACTCTCCACGCTTGACGCTCTTCCAAGTTCCTTGGGACAAACGACGCATCCGCTACAATACGGAGGAAGAAGCCTATCAGTACCAAGTATCAGAACTCTCTTGGGAGAATTGCTGGGACTTGGACTACGCTGCTCTTCCTGCTGATGATAAGTCAACATCGGAAGATGAAACTCGTCAGAGGGCTGAGCAGCTCATTGAGAGTTATATCCCTGCATACAACCTCGTGTATCAGTGCAACACGTTCATCGAGCCGTTCAATGGTACACTTGACGAACTGAACGCTGACCCACATTCAACACACATTGAGTATTGGATTGCGAAGGAAGGCGACCCTAATCAATACAACCTATACTATTACGATAGCTTGTATAAGAAATTCTGCCCTTCAACACTCGATAGCGGTGTGTCGGTTGTAAATCTTCGACAGCAGTTAGTCGGAGATAAGTACGGACTAACTGAGACGATATTTAGCTCAGTTAGTGACGCAGCCCAGCTCAATGAGTTATTCAAGTCAGCACGCATTCAGAAGTTCCGTGCTGAGCAGTCACAGTACTGGGATATCAGCGATACCTTATATCATCAACTATATGTTGAAGCGGTGGCAGCGAGCGATAACTGCGCAAAGAATATATACCCTTATAACTTTAATGAAAAATAGATATGGCAAAGAGTAAGTGGAAATTCAGACAGGATGACCTTGATACAATCTTAACGGTCATCAATCAGGGCTTGATGAAAAAGCCTTACCATGTAGAATATCACGACACCTACGAGGACGGTACTCCTGTTTGGAACGGTGAGAAGTCCGTTCTTTGGAACTTAATGGAGCAAGCATACCCAGAGGAGCGTGCGCAAATGATGCGTCGTATGCTTGCGAAGATGGAGGAGTTGGGCGGATTACAAAAGGGTACACACCAGCAGAAGCTCTTTGCGTTTTTCGATAAGTATTACTTTTCAGTGATAGACAACTTCTCATCAATGCTCTACAATGAGGATGGCAAGTTCTACGAGAAAATGAAACTTACCATGCTGCAAGGTAAGTACACTAACGACACCGATCCACTGGGTCAGTCTCTCGGTGATGGAAAGTCGCCTGAGGTTGCTTGGGTAAAGAAGCGCATCCAATACCTTATGTCTAAGTATTCCTTCGGAGATTACGACGCTAAGACCGCTGAAGGTGCGATTACTGTTCGTACCTCTGCACAGGCAGACGCTACGACTAACTCAATCGTTTTGCGATTAACACCTGCTATGAAGCTGTACCCTACGATAGCATACGGTACCACAATCATGCGTGGTGCTCGCACGGATGCTGGTAAGCCATGTGAGATAGTCGTAGATATTAACGGCACCAGTGACCAGCAGCTCTCTGTCAAGTCCGCTGACTACCTGTTCGATATAGGCGATTGGAGTTCGTATGTAATTAACGGTGCGCTGTCAATCATTGGTAAGCGATTGAAGCGATTGAAACTGGGTGATGAGAATGAACAGAACGTGAAGATACTCATATCTTCGCTTACGCTTGGTAACACAACTTCCTTAGAGGAGATTGATGTGCAGAACATCTCTACTCTTGGAGGCTCACTCGATATGCGTAGTAACTTCCGATTGCGTAAGTTCCTCGCTGGTGGCTCATCGCTTACCGAAGCACACTTCGCTGATGGTGGTGCACTCGAAGAAGTCGACTATCCTGCTTCCACATCATACGTGGAATTAAAGAATCTCTACAAACTCACCAATGAGAAGTGTAACACCGAAGCCTGCGCTCCGAATGTGATGAGTTACTTCGTGAGTGGCTGTGATAACCTTCAGCCTGTCAAGAAACTCATCGACATCATGGACGCACAAGTAGGGCAAGTTCCTCATGCCCTGCGTTACGTGCGCTGTGTCGGCTTCAATGAAACCTTCACGGACGGGCGTGCATTCGATAAACTCTCCCAGCTCGTAGACGGCACTTATCAAGGAATCGATGCAGAGGGTCAGTACGGTAACGACCCTTACCCAGTTCTCGACGGCACAATCAACCTCACCACAGGCGCGTATCGTGACACCTACGATGCACTGATGACGCACTATCCAAAACTTAAATTTAACATTGCTAAGTGGTGGATTCGCTTCGAAGACCCAGAAGTGAAGCGCATTTGCATAGAAAATTGGGACAAGGACGGTGACGGTGAGCTATCTATGGAGGAAGCAGCAGCAGTTAGTTCCATCGGGACTATTTTCGTAGGCAAAGACTCTATTAAAGACTTAGACTTGAGTTTTCTACACCATTGGGAACAGATTAGTTCTTCTCCTGTTAGAAACTGTAAACACTTGAAGCGTGTGGTTTTTCCAAGCTCTCTTAAGCAGGTAAGTGGTGGATTACTTATGGATTGTCACGCTGTAGAAGAAATAGTTATATTAAGCAAGGATATACGATTTACTTTTGGAATGACAATTAATGGTGCTTCTTCTTTAAAGCGAGTTATACTACATGCGGAAACTCCTCCTGAGAATACAGACCCTTCTGCATATTTCTTGTGGTTTGCTCATAAAGACACGACGCTATATGTTCCAGACGGAAGTGTTGAACTTTACAAACAGGTTCCTTTTTATAGCAAGTTCGCAAAAGCGATACTCCCTATGAGTAAGTATCATTCGTGATACTCGCTCATAGGACGAATAATAGATGTTCCGCTTAATGGAGAAGGGTTACTTGTAAAAGCCTTTTTATACACCTCTAAGCTCTCGTCTGGGACATAGAACCTGCACCCATTAGGTGTGCATGTATCGTAGGTTCCTGTTGTGTTAGAAAATGTCCAATCGTGCCTTGGAGGAGTCTTTCCATGAAAAACGACAACTGTTGCTAAATTGAAACCTAACACATAACGACCAAGCGATGTAACGTTCTCTGGTATATCTATTCTTTTCGTATTATAGAAGTATGAACGAGGAGCTGACGATACAGACGGAAGGGACTTGATGGATTTTAAATGCTTCAAGTCTGATAGGTTATCTGTTTTTATATTGTAGAAGATAGTCCCGATGGGATTAAAACACCATTTGAACACCGTTTTAATCCCATCGGGACTATATTTGCAGGAAATCGAAAAATAAGAAATCTACAGATATTATCTTTTACTAATATCAAAAGCCTTGGATATAAGAACTTAAAGGGATGTGACTCTTTAGAATCAATTACTATCCCTAAGAGTGTAAATCTTATAACTTGGTTCACCTTCGGAGGTTGGAGTTATAATCCTCTTAAATCTCTTAAGAAGGTCCTTATTGAAGAAGGTTTATTGTCAAATATACCAGAAGGTTTTGATAATCTTATAAAAGATGTCGTAGACTACCCTTCTACAATATCTTCTTTTGGAGCGTATCAACCATCTTTGAGAGCAAAGATTACTATTTTAAGAGCTAAAACTCCTCCTAATATTGGAGTTAGTTCGCTCGAAGGTAACGGCCTTCTATATGTACCCGACGATGCAATAGAAGTTTATAAACATTCCGACATCTGGTCTCGTGTTGCAGATAGAATTTATCCCCTTAGCGAGTATCATTCTTGATACTCACTGAGTGGATGCAATCGAGATAGATAAGGAAAGTTTTTCCACGCTTCTTTGTATCTTGATAACGCAGTATCTGGTACATATACCTTTAAATCCGAAGGGATATGACCGTAGGTATTTACATTGAAAAAACCTCTGTCTGTGAATGGTATCTCGCTACAAATTACCACTATTTTAATGTTTCCACTTCCAAGGAAAGTTCGATACCAATGAGATTTAACTGTGGCAGGAATCCACACTTCTCTTAAATTAGCCATATCACGGAAGATATCACTGTTTAAATATTCTATCTTGAAATAACGTAAGGCTTTCAAACTTACAATCTTATTATTGTTGTAAAACTTAGTCCCGATGGGATTAAAACGGTGTTCAAATGGTGTTTTAATCCCATCGGGACTATGTTTAGAGGCGGATCGTTTAAATCGCTGAAAGAACTTGCTATGTTTGGAACTGTCAAGCTGAGCGGTGGAGCCTTCAAAAAAATAACAGTAAAAGAGTCTATAGTAATACCTGAAGGTTGTACGGACGTAGCGACAGGAGCCTTTGAAAAAGCCACAGTAAGAACGATAGAGCTACCTTCTACTGTATCTTTTCTCTCGGGTACTTGCTTTTACGAAGCACGTATCGACAATCTGATTTTCCATGGAACTCAGCCCCCTCGAATATTTGGATATTGGGAGTTCTTCGGAGCGAAGATAAAACACATATATGTTCCTGATAAAAGTGTAGATTCTTACCGTTCTGCTAATCTCGCACCATGGTTAGAATATGAACCGCTTAGTAAGTATCATTCGTGATACTCGCTAAGTGGATAGATATATTCTGCTATGTCTGAGAATGAAGAACTTGCCTTGTATAGGTTAACGCTCTCGTCTGGGACAAAGATTCTTGCCCCTTTCCTATTATTCCAACCATAGGAAGCTCTCGTTCCTTGTTTAGGGGGATTCTTACTTTTTATGATAAAGTTTTTAAAAGAGAGTCCCCATAATAAGGAAGTCTGCTGCTCCATATTTTCAACGATAATAGTATCAATCGTTGATCCATAGAAACAAGTATCATATATTGTAACAGATGGTGGGCATATTAACTTATTAAGGTGCACTATATAACGTAAATCTCCACTATTAATAAATGTTAGATTTTTAAAGATAGATAGGTCTAATATACCATTCTTTCTATCTAAGCCTTGAAATCTATTAGTCCCGATGGAACCCTCACCTAAACGCTCTTCGTATCTCCTTATTAATCGTTGTGTCTTTCACAGCAGAATACACCTGAGTAGTCTTGATGCTCTGATGACCTAATATATGTTGTATAATCGGAAGACTCACACCCTTGCTCAATAGCACAGTAGCGCACGTATGCCTTGCGCAATGAAAAGTAATGTGCCTATGTATATTGAACCGCTTAAGCACACGCTTAAGTACCAAGTTACAGCGAGCGTTACAAG